GTTCATTACCATCATTCCATTCATCAAAATCAAAAAAATTATCTTCATTAGTTCCATCTTCATCTTTCCATCGTTCATAATAAGTTTCAAAATCACCCTCTATGTTTTCTTTTAATAGCCTACCTTCAGCTAAATATTTTCTTAAATCAAAGTTATCCATATTATTTTTATTTAATCAAATCTTGTTCTTATGTCAGTTGCTTCACCAGCTACTACTTTACCATTTTGTAAAAGAACAACTCCATTAGCTGAATCACCATCAGCTTCTGAATCGTTAATAAGTTTATTTAGTTCTTCATAATACATATCTAGATTATCTTCTATGTGCTTGTGAAAAACACTTTCCCAATTATCTCCAGCTGCATCTAATTCATCTTTAAGTCCAAATTTTCTTTCAAAGTGTTCGATGTCCCAATAACCGGCAATGGTATCTTTTATATATTCTTCTTTACTATCAAAATTAGTATAATCAGGACCTTCATCATTCCAATATATCATTTGGTACATTCCTGGTTTAAGGTCAATTATATATTCATCACTAAATTGTTCTTCCTCAGGTGAAGCATCATGTTCAGCTCTATTTCCTATATAAAGTTCTTTATAATCATCACGGCTGAGTATTGTAGCCATATCTATATTTTCTTTTAATAAGCGACCTTCAGCTAAATATTTTCTTAAATCGAAATTATCCATTTTAGTTTATTTTTATCTTTAAATCGGTTATACCTTTATGTATTCTATGAATATCTCCTTCGTTAATAAATATACGATCTCCTTTTGATAGTAACAAAGGAAGTTTATTATCTAATTGTAATTTCCAACCTTCTCCTTCTAATACTTCTATTAAACGATCTTCTTTATCTGAATGCCATACTAAACTAGTAGGATCTACATCTTTTGAAAATATTCTTATATTACCTTTATTTTCATATGGGTGGGTTGATTCATTTAATTCATCATCTGCCATTACTAAATCTTGACCATAAGTATACCATCCTCTACCATCTTCATCAGCAATAAAATATCTATTACCTGATATTTGTGTTATTGTAAATACCTCACCTGGTGTTTCTTCGTAATCAGGTGTAAGCTTTACTCTATCACCCATTTCAAAATTTTCATTTAATTGGCTTCTTAAAAGTGGTTTCCAATTATTCATTATTTGAGCTACTCCTTTTATAAATTCAGGATTTCTTAAATCACCTTTAAATTTACCAAATAATGCTCTTAACTCTTCTTTAAATTGAGCTACTGATCCTGTTGGTTCAAATTTTTCGGAATCTGGATCCTCTGGGTTTCTATTAAAACCACTATAACGGGTAACTTCATTTAATTTGAATCCTCTAATTTCATCATCTGTAAGTTCTCTACCTAAAGCTTTTTCAAATGCTTTAATCATTCCTACTTCAGTACTAGCTCCTCTTTTAAGTTGTTTAATAACTCTAATTAGTTCTTTTTTTGAAAAATCATAATTAACCATAGCTTCGTCTATAGACATATTATCAATTTCATCACGAACCCATTCTTTTTCGTTTGAACCTAATTGATCATAATCCATTCCAAATTCCATATTTGCAACATCATCATATATGTCCATTTGTTCATTTACTGAAACAAACTGTTTACCTTTTTTACTACCTCTTACTTTTTTAGCTACAGTAGCTTTACGCTCTGCTTTAGTCATTGATTGAGCTTTTTTCTTAGGTAAACATCTTGTAGTAGCTTTATCTTTTTTCATTGTACCACAATCACCAGATATATTACCTGATGTATTAATTCTTACCCAATTTTCTTTTTTAAACCAATCGCGTAAAGATTCAGCCATCTTGTCTACATTTAATTCTTTATATCCTGAACCATATGGAGCTGATTTTCCATCATGATTAGGGGCTGTATTTTCATTTGCTTTTTTCTTACCACTCATTTGACCTTTACATACTTTTACAGCACGACCAGATAAATAAGCAGATGATTTTTCACCAGCAGCCATTCTACGTTTACGGTAAGCTTCACCTTTTTTACAAAGTTTTTCTTTAACTAATTTTTTAATTTTATCCATTACCAAAATGTATTCATGTTAGCACCTAAACCTAATTGCGAAGCGTATCTAGGCAAATTACAAGACCAATATCCTGCGGTTGTTCTATCTTTTTTATTTTTACAATTATGTCTTTTGGCAAATGCATTACGGGCTTGTTTATTTTTAATTTTAGCTCTTAAACCACCTGATCCGAATGATACTTTTTTAATTTTTTTAGTTTTAGGATCTCTTACATAAACATAATATGCTTTAGATCCTCCTCTTTTAGGTTTACCTAATGGTGGATCTTTCTTTTTATTTTTATTTTCGTATAATTGTTTTACTATTGTACCTGCTCCTTTTATTTTTTTAGGTACTAATTTATACCCAAATTCAGATACATAAGCACTATTTTTAACTCCATCTTTACTTGCTTTAGGTCCTGGTCCTAATGTAGCGCCAGGTCCTTCTTGTATTGGTGTTAATATATAATCACCATCTTTATGTTTTTTTACTTTAACTACTTTTTTAAGTAATTGAACTAATTCTTTTTTATTATATCCAAACTTTTTAACAGCTTTAATTAAAGGTTTTAAACCTGCTGCCCCACCTTCATCTTTTAAAGTTTGTCTAATTGCATTTTCAGCTTCTTTTCTTTTAGTTATATCTTCTTTTAATTCAGGAGAAGCAAATCTATCTAATTGTGTTTGATCTATGTCAATATCAAAAGGTGTTTTTTTAGATAAAATAGATGATAAGTAATCTATACTTACATCTAAATCTTCTATATCACTTTCTCTATCTTCACCATCTCCTTCTATACTAATAAGTGTATCTAATATTTTTTGTAATATTCTATTTGATTCTTCATCTTCTTTTAATATAGCTAAATCTTCTCTAATAGCTGATTCATTCATATCATACTGGTTAATTTGTTTTTTAACTCTGTATAATTTGTCTTCTAATTTATTTAGCATACTACCATATCTATCAGCTATTTCTCCTCCTTCTGGCTCAGCTTCTTGCTCCATGTCTCTATATAGTTGAGCAATTCTATCTTCTAAATCTTTTTGTTCATCTCTTAAATACATAACATCTTCAAAATCCAATCCACCTCTAGATGGTTCTGGTTGTTTATCTCTTGCTGCTCTAGCTTTCATTACAACAGGATCATTCATGTTAATTTCATTAATTCCTGCATCTACAAAATCATCTGATACTGCGAATAATTGAATTTTACCATTTTCCATGTCTGTGATTTCAATGTCTTCTATATCATATCTTGATTTTAAATTATCAGCTATTTTATTCATTTTCTGCATTGCAGCTGCAGCACCTAATCTTCTAATTTGACCTGACATTGTTTCTTTACCTAATGCTATTACTGCTCCTTCTGGTGTAGGATAATCAATAAATACTTTTAAAAAGTTAGGATTATTTTTATCTTTAATATATCTAGGTTCGGATATTTTATCTTCTATATCTATTTGTTCTGATAACATAGGTAAATCTAATGGTACTGATTCGCCTTCATATATTCCAAATTCACCTAAATGTGTTTTAACTAATGCTTTATCTTCTTCACATAAGTTAATTACATTACGTGAATATAATTTTCTTGCTTCTTTAATTAAGGATAAATGAGCATCTGAGCCAATACGATAAACTGATTCAAATAAAGGAATTTCTTTATCTATATGATATTGTAAACCTTCAGATAATGAAGATTTTATTTTAGTTTTGCTTTCAGTTAAAAGTGGTCCTTTTATTTCTGTTTCGCAAGTATTACATCCACATTTTTGACACATAGTATTCTATTTATTATACATATTAATTTCCTATTTTAATATACGCTGAGCTCCATTCGTTTGAACTATAAGCATATCTTAATATATCTTGAACTAATTTATCTTTATCTTCTATATCATTAAATATATCAACTATTTGTAAACCAAAATTTCTTGAAATTAACCAATCTTTAGCTCCTATTGGACCTTTAGGTTTACCTTTCATTGCACCTGATTTTACTGTTTCTTTTGATTTATCATCTAACATTTGGTCTAACTCTCCAACCCCATTTATTTTTTCTTTAGCATATTTGTTATATAACTCAATAAAATCTTCTTTATTAACATTTGCAGGATCTATAGGGTCTATATTATTTCCTTTTAAAATTGTATTAATTGGACCTAAACCAGCTTTTCCTCCTCCTGCTTTAGTACCTTGTATTTCAGCTGCAAATCCTGGGGATCCAAATGTTCTAAGTTCAATTTTTGGTCCTGTGGTAAAGATATAAGTTGATTTTGTTGAAAGAGTAGCATCAGAATGACCTTCATAAGTATCTAAAGCAGCTTCCTTTCCTATTTGGTATTCTTTAGTTGGTGGATTTAAATCAGTTTTCTTTAATGATACTCCTATTAAAATTTTATCTACATATAATTGAAGTATTAAAGCATTTAAATCATATAATGATTTAGTTTGTGTTAAAATATCAACACTAGCTAAAGATGTCATCCAAATATCAGATGGGTTCCATTTATCCATACCAACTTTAGTTCCGGGAGATAATATATCTTTTTTTAACATTTCAGCTGCATGTTTATATAATTCTTTAACAAAACTAGATTGACGATGTTGAGTATAGCCTTTGTTTGAAAATTTACTTACTAAAGTATTAGCAGTACCCACAAAACTTTCTTTCCAAGATGGTTGATTTGCAATAAAATCTAACATTTTATCATCACTAACATCTACATCAATTTCATTAATAACTGATTTTAAATTTTCTTCTGTTAGATCTTCAACTGTTAATTTGCCTTTTTTATAAGCTAAAGCATTTACTAAAGATTGTGCAGATTCTTGAATTGCTGTATTTACTGCTCCTCCTCTAATTCCTCCACCTCCACCAAATTCTTTTGTTTTTGCTATAGAAGCAAAACTTAATCCATTAATATTACCACCATATAGTTTAGCTATCCCTTCAGCATCAAGTATGGCATTTTCTATATCTTTTGGATTATCTTTTGGTGTAAACTCTTTTCCTTTTATTACAATCTTATCTAAAACTACATCTTCTTCTGTTTTAGCATTTGTAAATGAATCTTTTGTAGTAAATTTTTTAGCAAATAATTCTACCCTATAAGGATATTTCATCATGGCATTTTTACCTAATGCACCTACTTCTTTTAATTTAAATTTTTTTCCTAATACATCACTAATTAATGACTCTAGTAATAATGTATCTTTAGGATCATTTAAATCAGGGTATCCTTTTGGAAATTTATATGAATATTTTTTAAAAAATTTATCGAATCCATCCATTATGCTTCTACGTCTACATCAACATCTACTTCGTCTTCGACTTCAGGTGTTGATTCGTTTTCACTTTCTTCTCCCTTAACATCTGCTCCACTATTTGTTCCATATTGAAGAATACGACCTATTGCTAATGCACAATTTTCTTCTTCATCTAAATTTAATAGATAATATTTTTTACCTTCTACAGTAGCAATCCAACTTTTTTCAGTATACATTAAAAGGAAAGATTCCCCATTAAGTAATAAAATTCTAAATACTGTTGGTCTTGGAGAAACCCACTCTATATCTTCTAAAAAAGAATCAAATTCATGAGTTAATAAATCTACTATAACATCTTTAAGTAATGGAAACTTTGTTAACTCATCATAAGCTACAGCAGCATCATTAGATACTGATTTTTCACTATATACTTTTTTTACAAGTACCTTTATTTTATCTCTTAGTTCTGTTGATGTCATTAGTCATTTTGTTTAGATAGAAATGAAGCTAAAGCCATTTGTTTAATTTTTTTTAAGGATTTACCTTTAAATTGTTTAGCATCTGATTTTTTAAAATCATCTACATGGTCTTCTACTGATGATTTTTTAGTAAGTTTTTCTCTAACTGCGGATTTTAATAAAGCTGATATTCCTGCTTGTGGTCTTTTTTTCAAACCTTTATCATCGTTATCCATTTCTTTATTACCTTTTCTATCATACCCACCAACTTCATCTAAATAATTAACATCTTCTTTTTGTTTTAAAACAGTCATAATAGCAAATATAGCATCTTGCTCTGAGTAGTCATATCTTTTAGCCATTGCTTTAATAAAAGCATTTACTTTTTGAGATACTTCTGGGTTAATTGCTTCATCTACTTTGCCTTTAGATAAATCTTTTGTTTTATCTTGTAGTATATTTGATTTAATTAAAAAATCAAGAACTTTAACATATGCATCTTGTTTTTTGCTATCTAATGTTCCTTGTTCTATTTGATTTCTAAGTGATTCTAGAGTATCTAAATCTTTTTGACCTAAACCATGACCTTCTTTTAAATCTTCTTTATCTTCTGATTTTACTAGATCTCTTAAACTATTTAAGGCAACTCTCATTTTTGGGTTTTTTGAAAAATCCATAGTTTCTTTTTCTATCATTTGGTCATAAAAAGCAAGTATAGATTCAGCTGCTGTTTTAGCATCTTTAACTACACTATTATACTTAACCATTGTTGAAGCAGGTATTTCTACATTTTCTTCTGTTGGTGTTGGAACACCTGGTAGGAAAGTTGCTCTTCCAGATGGAGGAGTACTAGCTGCAGATTGTTCAATTTCGTCTTCTCCCCCTAAATATTTGTCTTCAGCACCATAATCAGCTCTACCTGAAAATCCTGTGTCAACATCTATTTCTTGGCCACTTTCTGGTTCACCTAATGGGGTGGTATTAACAAATCCCTCTTTTTTAAGAAGGGATTGTTTAACTAATTCTCTGATTTTTTCTTTATTCATGCTTTCTACTTTATTTTTAGCTTGTTTAGTTGCTATACCATACATTACTTTTTCCGCATCCTTACCGTACTTTTTAACTAGTTTTCGTTTATTGGACATTAAACCTTTGATTGCTTCTTCTCGCTTTCCTAGTTCTCTTTCCGTAAGTTTACGTTCATTAAGCATGTACTAATCTGTTCTATTGCCAACTACATATTCTCTAGTGAAAAATGTAATTGTATTTCCTATCTGATCTGCTAATTTGTCATTACCTAATTGACTTGCAGCATCCATAGCAGCTTTTAAAGAATCTTGTACTACTTCTTCTTCTGGTGATAAACCAACATCTATTGTTGCTTTAACTCCTGGTCTTTTAATTTCGATGTCATCAGCTTCAGCATCTACTTCTACTTTATCTTCAACATCAATATCAACATCAACATCTTCTTCAGCTTCTGATAGTGTAGAAAGGATATTTTCTCTAATTTTAGCTTTAAGTTCAGATACTTTCATTTTTTTAAGTGCATTTTCAACGTCATCTTTAGCGTCATCAAATCCATCTTTATATCCTTCTTGTTCAGCATCAGTACGAGCATCTTCTGACATAGATTTTACGTCATCTTCTTCATATTTTTTACCATACATTTCATCAACAGTATCTTCTTCCATGTTTAAATCAACATTTTCTTTATTGATTTTATTTTTACCAGGTCCTTTTGCTTTACCTTTTGCTTCAGCATCACGCTTACCAAATTTTCCATAAGAATCCTCTCTACGATCTTTCATAGATTGTTTTTTGTCTTTTTCAGCACCTTTACGCATGCCTAAAGATTCGTCTTCTCTATCGTCGTATCCTTGTTTTTTAGCTTCAGATATGATGTTAACCTTTTCAGCTTCATCATTAATTCTGTTACTTTTTAAGTATTTTTTGTAATCAAAGTTGTCCATTATGTATATTTTTATTTATAAATATTAATTTTTTCTGTTAGAATTGCCCCCTCTAGAAGTACTCTTGACTCTAATGGTATTGCTTGAGGGCCTTACTGAAGAATTATTATAATTCACTGATGGTCTATTATAATTATTACTAGGTCTAGAATTATTATTTCTAATAATAGGTTTATTATTATTAGGTTTTACTATAATATTATTACTATTATTGTTACTATTCCATGTAGGTTTATTTGTATTAACTACTGGTTTAGTTATAATTACCGGTTTTGTATTAACTCTTGGTTTAGTTGATGCTATCATTGAAGCTTGTCCTATTTTATCTTTTATAGACATTCTATTAGACTCTATTAGAGGGCATCCAAGGTCTCATATACCAGTCCCAATGATTCCATGGTCTGTTAAAATATGAATAATAAGGATTATAATATGAATAATGATTACCATAATAAAAATCAAAATCCATCCATAATGGTCTTGACCCCCAATATCCATAATTATGACCCCAATAAAATCTTGGTCTTAAAGGTCTAAAATCTAATGTAATTGTATTAAAATCTAAACTTGTAAATACATTTACTGAATCACCTTTAATTTCATCTAAATAAACTACATCAGTTTCACAACATTTGTCTACAGGTGCTAATTGGTAAGTACCACAACTATATAATAATATTATTACTAAAAAATATTTTATAAATTTTACCATCTTGTTTTTTTACTTTGCTTTTACAGTTAATGTTACAGTGTTATTAATACCACCTTTTTTAGGTGATGGATCTTGTGCCCATTCACACACATATAACCAATTATCAAATTGGCTTGATGGATGACTTGCTGTAGGATTACCATGATTACATTCATTATCACATACTACATGAGCCATTCCTGACCAGTATTGATAATTCATTTGGAATATTCCAGTTGTAGGATTTGGTTGATCGATGTCTGCTGGAGGGTACATTTTAATTGTAATTGTATTAGCGTCTACCATATTGGATTCTAATTTAACTTTTGCTCCATTAGGAATTGGTGTGTCACAAGCTCCAGTCATACACCAAGTTTGTGCACCAACTAGATCATGGCCTGTGTTATTAATAACAGTTAAAGACATATCAGCAGGTGCTACTTTTACAGCTGGAGGATCAGTTATTGTTCCTGCTAAAGCTGGGTCTACATTTTTATTGTTACCACATCCTATAAATAAGAATGTTGAAATTAATAGTAGTAATATTTTGTTTTTCATTTTTAAGTTTATTTATTGATTAATTTATTTATTGATCTATATCCATTGAATCATTATGATTTAATTCAATTCCTATATTATCAAATACAGGTACTAAATCTGCATAGTAGGAAGAATCATAACCTTTTCCCCCAAAAGTAGAATCTACTTGAATTCCCAATTTATTAGCTACATAACGGATATCGTCATCATCAAATCTTCTTTCTCCCCTATAATCTTTTTCATCTTTAATAGTTAATTCATCACCACTTTCATCATATACTTGAATTTTATATAATCTACCAAAATCAGTATAAGTAAAATCTATTTTAGAGATTAAAGGAATAATACCATCTATTTGAGATTGTATTTCATCACGAACCTCTTCCATCAGTTGGTTATATTTCCAAGAGTGTAAATTAAAATTGTCTTTCATTGTCTTACTTTATTATAAATATATGATTTTCTTATGTCTTTAATCCTTCTAAGTAGTCTATTACAGATTTTACATGCTCATCAACTTTATCTTGATCTACTTTTCCTACCCATTTTTCAACATCTCCTTGTTCTGTAACAAAAGTATCATTTTCTTTTACTTTTTCTTTAATCCAAATTTTAAAATCTTTTATTTTATTATCGATTTCATTATTTTTTATTTTTCTAGTATATTCATCATAATCGCCCTTTATCATCATTTTGGTTTCCATATCAGTAACACAATCATGGCATTTTTTATGGATTTGATAAAATGCTTTATGATTAGAATGATTCATTATTCTATTACATTCTGGGCATAATAAAGGCATTACGTGTGCTTTTTTAGCAGAATCTAACTTAGTTATATTTTGTTTTATACCTTTTTTAATAGTCCATTTACGACCATCTTCTTCCCAAATATCTCCCTCTTCATGAAATTCAGCTGCTTTTTTGTAACCTACTCCTATAGTTGTTTTATTACCATATTTACCTGTTACTAAATTTCTAAGACGTTCAACATCTTTTCTTTTAAATTCTTTTTTTAATTTTGTCATAAACCTAATTTTTTAAGTTGTCTAATAGTATCAGCAGTGGATGTATGTAATATACCAACTCCTCCTCGGGAAACCCACTGATCTATGTTAGACTTTCTATCATCAATTAATATGTGATTAGGAGCTGCGTATTTTTGTTTATCTGCTGAGTAAGCCAATGTTAATTTTACACCAGGCATATTATTTCTAACCCATAATCTTTTACCTAATCTTGAAGATTCTGATCTTGATGGTGAAGATAATAATTCAACATCATAATCCTTAATATAATTCCAATATTGTTCTCCATCAGACATATAAGGCATTCCTACCCAAAATCCTACTCCTTTGCTATCAATTAATTCCCAAAACTTATTAATTCCAAACTTTTTTTCATAATCTCTAGGTGCTATACCATCTGATGCCTTTTTAAATGATTCATCAAAATCTGTTATTACACCATCCATATCCGAAAATATTTTATATTCCATATCATCTTCTCTTAACGTTGCTAATTCACGAGCATAAGCATTTAAACCAAAGGGATCTTTAACTTTTGGTTGATCTTCATCTAAAAAGCTAGCTTCAGCATTTTCTGCTTCAGGAGCATTTATTTCATATTCTTCATTTAAACTATCAGTCCAATTTCTAAATGTCATTGTACCCCTTAAATTAGCTTCTTGTTCTAATTTGTCTAAATGGTCATCTTCTGTTGTATTTGTACTAGATATATTGCCTAATCTATCCTCTAAATATTGAATATGATGAATCATTTCATGTGCAAATGAACGTACTATATCTTTAGGATGTCGCCCCTCAGTATATAACACAATAAGTTGTTCATCTGGGCTATAATACGCTGTTTTACCGAAAAAATCGCGTGCATTTTCACTATCACCATCAACAAATCTTACTTTAGGTAAAGGTTTAATATTCATGCCTTTATCTAACATATGTTTAGTTAACTGAACTATTTTCTTTTTAAAGTTTATATCTTTAGAATATGAAGCATTTTCATTTAAACGTTTCCAACCAGGAGAGTATTTAGGAGTATTATCATGATCACATTTATGACAAATATATAAATCATCACCACCATCTTTAATTTTCCAAGACCAATCACAATTATCACATTCAATTTTATCACCTATAATTGCTTCATTTAATGGTTTACCTATTTCATATGGTATATCTTTTTCTTTTAAAGCATCTTCATATTCTTCATCTGGTTCAGGTAATACTACTTTGATTATATATTTAGATAAATTTATAATATCTGTATCAATTACCTCTTCCATTTCATCATATTGACTTATCTCTTCATAATCAGGGTTATCTGAGGTGTCTTTAAATGGTCTAATTTTATATTTAGTACGTAATTTATCTTTATCAAGAATAAAATAGGGTTGATCTCCTAACCATTCTGCAGCATATGAGTCTAAACTACGAGTTAAACTTATGGGACCCCTTAATATGTTATCATCTAAAACATCTGATAGGTATTGGGTAAAATGGTATAAAACACCAAATTGTGGACCTTCATTTAAATTTTCATTTAAATTATTAGTTATTATATTATATACTTCTACTGCTTCTTTATCTGATATTACAGATGGTAATAATGGTGTAAGTTTTTCAATTGAAATATTTGCAGCATTTCTTGCTGCTGTACCTGAAGCCCCTGTTGTTGTAACAGTAACTGCTAAAGCAATATTTGGATAATTATTTATAGCTTTAGTTCTAGAAGCTATATCACCAAAATCTTCTTCATCACCTTCTCTAGCTCCTATTATCCATAAAACATTAGTTTCAGGATTATTTTTAGCATAGTTATAAACTGCTTTTATAGGGGGAGTTGATGTTGGTATTAATTCAACTTTTAATGGTAAATAATTTGCATAAATTTCCCATACAAGTAAAGATTGAGCTTGAGTTATACCACCTCTTTCTTTTTTACCTATATAAATTAATAATTCATCTATATCTGGGTGTTCTTCTAATGCTTGTTTTATAACTTGAAAGTGGCCTTTAGTTGGGGGTTTAAATCCTCCAGCATATATAGCTACAGTTTTTTCTTCATCTTCAGGCAATAAACCTTTAAGTATTTCGTCTACTAATTTCATTAAATTAAAAATTGTCTAAGTTTTCCTTGTGCTTCTTCTTTAGAAACTGAATTATCAATTATATTTGCTACTGCTTCATCTGAAAGTAAAGCTGTAATTTCTTTATTTGCCTTTTCTTTTTGTTTAGCTGAATATGCTGCTCTAGCTGGTGATTTAGGTTTAGTATCTTTAGGTGAATAAGGTTTTAAATATTTATCTACTATTGCATCTAATGATCCTAATTTTTCATCTTCTAAAGTATTAGAAACAGAAACAAAATTTTCACCAAAAGCATTTTTATATTCATCATAATTTTTAGTTACACTACCCCAAGTACGTAATACAATAGCAGGTGCTAAACTTCTATCTTCACCATCCGATTTTTCAAACCTATCTTGGTTTTGTTTTAATGAACGTTCTAAATCAGTATAAACATAAAGCATAAATACTTCATATCCTGCTTCTTCTAATTCATCTTTTAATTTCATTGTTTGTTTAGATGATGAAGCTGTTCCATCTAATATAAATGATTCTTTACCTTCAATTGTAGTAGCTATATCACCTTTAAATTGTTTATTAGCATCGGCCATTGCTTTAGCTTGTTTACTTCTTTCTTCAGGTGTTGCATTTTTTAAATCTAATGAAACATTTGCTTGTTTAAGCATATCAATGTAGATATTATCAATATTCATTATTTTTAAACCTCCTAAATTTAAACCTTTTAAGACATATCCTTTACCTGCACCTGGTGCTCCTGCTAGTATAATAGCTTTAGGGCTACCCTTTATTTCGTTAATTAATTCCATATTATAATATTATATGTTATAAATATGAATGTTTATATCATATTCATATACTGTAAAAATTCCAACTCTTCTTTAGTTACAGTCATAACATCTTTTTGCATAATTTCTTGTGCACGGTTATATTCTTGTTCTGCTGCATATAGTTCTTCTGAGTTCATTACATCCATTCTAATTTTGTTTTTAATTGATTTAATTTTTCTTTAGCTCTATTAATTTTAAGAATATTTTCTTCTTGATCATACATTAGTGGTTCTTCTAAATCCTCTAAAGTTTCCATTATTAAAGTATAAATTTGTTCTTTTAATTCTTTATCCATATTATTTTATTATTGTAATTAATTTATAATTAATTTTACCTATTGATTTCTTACCTAACATATCATATGTGTATAATGTAACACAGGTAGGACCCCATTTAGTAACATTCATACCACTAATTGAAAGGAATTCATCTACATTAATTGAATCAGCTTTTTTACTTACTTTAAATATTTTTGGATTCTTTCCATACTCACCATTCTCATTTGTACCATAAGAAGTAATACCTTTAACTGTAAATCTTACATCACCTTTTTGTAATTGCTCTCTAATATTCATATAACCTTTATTTTTTGTTTTCCGGCGTTTTGCCTTATTTACATGGTAAATATACGAACCCTCCTTCAGGTAACCAAATTTTTACGCGGAGATTTATAATCCAAATCTTGATTTTTGTGCGTTAAAATTTTGTGTTACTTCTGCTGCTGTTAGGGCTTTATTATATATATATAAATTCCCCAAATCACCCTTGAAACTTTGTACATATTGATAGGTATTAGTTCCTGTAGAACGTCCAAATGTGTTAGGTATAAAATACTCAGAATCTCCACCAGTTCCATTTGACATATAGCCAGTATAAAATAATTCACTATCCCTATACCATCTGACAGGGTGGTTGGTTTCATTATTAGCAAATACTAAGGTCAAATTAAACCATTCATCTAAAGTATGTCCCCCATCTGCATTGTTACCACCACCTCCAAAACTATAACCATTTTGTGTTGTAGCCTCTGTTCTCCAATAACCACCATTATTTATGTTTGATGATCTGTATTCTAAATGATTTATTGTTGTACCACCAACAAATATACCATGGCCATTTGCTTGATTACCAGTAAATCTCATCCATACAGAATAAGTAACACCATTTGGTTTAGTTGATGCAAGTGTAGTAGTAGCAGTGTTATTTAAAGTAATATGTTCACCAACAGGAGATGAAGTTCTTGCACCATTACCAGCAAATGACATATAACCGTTGTTGTTCCATGTGACCTCGTCTTCCCCAGCCCCCATGTTACTATTATAGCCATTCTCACTTAAATCAAACCAAGTAGTTCCTGTACCTGGGTATGATCTTTTAGAGGCAGCATCCATTGCAAGTACTAATTGATCTGTTACTATGTGTGGTCCTGTATACATTATAGTCCGAATCTGTTTTTTAGTGCATTATAGTTTTGTTGTAATTCTGTTGGTGATAGAACTCTATTATAAATTTTAGTTAAACTTCTATCTCCATAATGATACCACCCATACAAAGTTCCAATAGTTGCTCCACTCCCATCATATAAAGAATTTGTTAAAGAAGAAATGTCACCTGTATCTTGAAGTATTCCATTTATATGATTTCTTATTTCTCCATTATCTCTATCCCAAATAATTTGTCTACACTGCCATTTATTTAATATTGATAAATTTGTATCTACAGTTAAATAATCATTAACTTCATATCCAGTACCTCCACCATCAGATGCCCCAACTCTTAATGTACCCATACCCATAGAATTACCATGATTCCAATCAAAACCTACAGCACCTGTTCCATAAGCTGGGGATGAAAAAACTGAACCTGCTGGGGTTTGAGGATAATCTAATCCCTTTATATTTATCCATTCTTCTATAGTCCATCCTCCACTAGTAACATTTACTATAGCAGCTAAATCTGTTGAAGCATTATAAGTAAAAGCTAATTTATAAGTTCCACCTAAATACCCACTATCATAAGTACTAGTAAAAACTGATGTAGAACCACTTATTCCTGCTTCAGCTATAGTACCATTTGTTTGAGTAATAGTTGTATTACTACCTATTAAATCATTAATAGAAGTACCTGATCCCGGGTATGATTTAGGATTAGCAGGATCCCAACATAAAGCTAATCCATCTGTTATTACGTGTGGTCCTGCATACATTATGTAGTCGCTGGGTTATATAACATCCATAATTCAACTAATTGTACTGCTATTCCGGGACCTGGAAAATGGTTTGTTTCACTCCATTGATTACCTGCTATAGCAAAATACCAATTACTTTGTGGTGATAAAGTACCATCTAAAAATGAACTACCTGAATTATCATATCTTTCTAATCCTCCCCATCCAACTCCTGAATATTCGATGTCTATAGCAACATAACCATCCACACCCCCACTACCATCTGAATCTACAGGGTTTGAGGTTTGTGACCATATATTAGTTATACTATCATTAGGATAATCTAATTTTAAAGTAAATTTATCATTTCTTAAAAACCTACCCCAAGAAGATAAAATAGAGTACTTATTACTATTAGTATCGCTAGTATTAGATTGGTAAGCTTCCTCCCAACCATTAGCACTTGAAAAAAAATCTCCAGTAGATGTATCATTACGAAAAATTTTTACCCATTCTCCATACGAATCAGTTACTCTTTCTAATATTGGTCCTCCAAATGTTCCCATTATAATCTTAAGCTTTAATATCTAATCCAAATCTAGTTTTTAGTCCATCATAATTTTGCTTTACTTCACCAGCAGTTAAAACTCTATTATAAACAGCAAAAGGTCCAAAATCACCATCCCAAGATACTGTATTTCCTTGGTCGTCATCTGGAGATCTCATTATTATAATATAATTAAAATTTACATCTGTGACTAAAGCAGCTGAAGTATTACTAGCAACTGAATATCCATTGTTATACATTACATAATCAGCGTCTCCACCTGATTCTGTTCCAGATTTAGTAATAACAATGTTATACCAATTACCTGTTTGTGAAATACCACCAGATACTAAATTATTACTAGATCCAGCCGTTGGTCTAAAATTTAAATCAGGTACACTATCTAAAGTTAATCTTAAATGACCATTACCAACATTCATTAAATCCCACATTCTACTTTCATTAGCTGTAGAAGTATCTCTTAATCCCCAAGCTGATACAGACCATTCTGTAGTTGCCCAATCAATATTACCCGCTGTTCTTAAAAAACGAAAATTACCACCATCGCCAGTTGATGTTATAATTTTAGGATCTCCCTCTATAGTCATTTCTGTTGGAGTAAAGGTTTGATCACTATAATTACCCATTAAATCCGCCATATTTATCCCACCTTCATTAGATTTAATATTTGCAGGATCTGCATATAAAATTAATCCATCTAATATAATATTTGGTCCTCTAAAAAATCCCATTTATACGTTTTATTATAAATATTAGGAGGATCTTTTTACTGTAGTTTTAAATGAAGTTGTTGCAGGTTTATGTTTTGGATTTTCAATATCAAATATACTTTTTACTGATTTATAAATATCTATATTTTCTTCTTGTGTTCTTGGTGATTCATATACTTCCCAATTTTTACCTTTTAAACGCTTACCAGAATTATCTACACCTCTAGATTTTGATTTTAACCATAATACACCTACTCTATCAGCTGTTTTACCAAAACATTCTTTGTAACATTGAGCGTATGCTGCTCCTTGTAAATCATAAGTAGTTTGTAAATGATTTGATGTTTTAAAATCTAAAACCCATAATTCATCATCTATTTCACAAATTAAATCACAAGTACCAGCTACTTTAAGTTCTTCACTAAATAAATGTACTTCTGTTTCAATTAAGGTAGGGTTATGTGTTTCCCAAAAATCAACAAATCTTAAAAACATTTGCCAAACTAAAGGATCCATTTTAGGATAACCCTCTTTATTAAGATAAGTTAATTCTGTACCTGTAAAGTATTCTTCAATCATTTCATGTACTTTAGTACCTTCTTCACTTGCTTTTTTAACAATCCAGTCAGCTGAATGGCCTACTTTTTTAAGCCAATCCTGAAAGTATTTACCTTTTGGGTAACAGTTTAAAACATAAGTAATAGAGGGATAAAATTCACCATTACGTCTGTAGTACCTTGAATCAGGTAAAGTAATTTGTTTGTGGTCATCAGAAATTTCTAAAATTCTGTTATACGATTTTTTTATCATAAAGATAGTTTTTTCTCCATTAAATTATAATAGGTTAATGAAGGAGTATTTTGGATTAATTTGGTGAAATTAAGGAAACCCATTTCACTTGGATCCTTATCTTGCATGTCTACAAGATAGACTTCTTTACCTTCTGCTAATAATAATTCACAAAAACGTAAAGCTTGTTTTATTGCATCCCTATCTAACGCAATATATATTTTATTTACTTGAGTAGTAATTAATTTTTTCATTAAATTACTCTGAATGTTTTTACCTAATAAAGGTATTGCATTTCTTTTTATAGCTATAGCATCAAATACCCCTTCACATAAAATAACTGGTAGGCTCCAATTAATAAAATGTTCATTAGGTATTATATCTCTTGATACTTGTGGGTTTTTATATTTTATAAATGCTTCTTTTTCAAAAGAACGTGCAATAAAATAATTTAACATACCATCTTTATCATAAGTCGGTATAATTATCATATTTTTATATATTCCTTCTTCACAATAACCAATATTATATTTTATAAAATCCGTGGAAGTAATACCTCGCTTTTTTAAGTACGCTATAGCGTGTTTTTTTATTATACTATTGTTATTTTGTTGATCTAGACATATATATTCTGTTGGTAATTTAATTACATCAGCTGATTTTATGTTATATTTTACATTAGATGAAGTATCTTTTACTAATGATTTAGCTTCTGCTATTTTATTAGGAGGTGCTTTTGTTTGATATAATAAAGGCATAATTGATTTACCTTTTTTATCACATACCCAACAATGCCAAGGATTTAAACCTTCTTTATTTTCAGTAAAATTAATTTCTAATTTAGGTTTATGATGATTACAATAAGGACAATTATATGCTAAATTACCCCTAGCAGTTTTTTTACCTGTACCCAATATAGAGTTTACTAATGTAACTAATAGTTGATTAATCATGGGTATCAATATATGAAATTATTTGCTGGTATCCAAATTATTTAAATCGTTTGGATCTATAAAATCTTTTCTATAAAATTTACCTAAAATATTATCATTAATATGAGTACTATACTTATTTTCTAATACCTCATTTCTAAATAAATATTTGGTTTCATAATATGTAAGTAATTTTTTATTAGGAACAAATTGTAATATATGTTTCTCCCAATTTTCACCGGCATTATCTTCTTTAGATAAAGCAAGAATTTCTTTTTGTGAACCAAAATAATCTTTCCAATCAGATTCAGTTATTACCTTTTGTTTAATAGGAACTCTACCTCTTAATCCCTTTTTAGCTCTTTCTTCTCGTAAAGCTTCTAAAGCCTTTTTACCTAATCGTTTATTTCTTTCAAAGAAAAGGACTTTTTTTCCAATGTATCTTACGTCTGTTGGTTTATATACTACTTCATATATAAATCCGTAAGTACCTTCTGGCATATCCTTTATTGATGTTATAACCCTTCCCTGGTAAGTCCAGGTAGCGGTTGTTGGCATATATCCCATTTATTATAAGTATTAAAGGTTTGAACTAGATAACCCAACAAAATAACTTTTTTGAAGGGAGTCAATTATTTTATTTATATCAAATATTTCTTCTAAGTTATTATATGCGCAAGAATGTACATCTTGCGATAAAGATATTGGCATAACATTACAACTATCATAATTTGGAGGATTTGTAAATTTATTTGCTAAAATATTATCATGTAGATTATAACCAAAAACTTCAGGTTTAGTAGTTATCCAACAAACTGTTGATTTTAGGTTTAAAGCTTTAGCTAAATGTTGTGAGAATGAATCTATTAATAATCTTTTATCTGACATTTGTAATAATATAGCTATACTTCTCCAAGGTGATTCTATTGGAATACACCCTTCATAATTTATTTGGTTTGGAGATTTTATATGTAAACATTTATGAGTTTGACCCATATGATTTAATACTTCATTTACAACACATTCTGGTAAGTCTCTAGTCCAAGAATAAGGATATAGTTGAGTTATAGATCCTCCATTAGGATGAATAACAAATATAGGTTGATTAAATTTATAGTATTTTTTACAATCATCTATTTCTGCTTTTGAAAGAAATATTTCAGGTTGTTCATTATCATATTTTAAATCTAATAAATCACACCACATTTTAATTAAATGAATTGGTTGTTGTGTTATAAAATCAGAAGTATCATATGGATCTAAAGTAAAATATTTACATTTTTGATCTTTTATAAACTTTGAATAAAAAACATTTGCTTCATTTAAATGAAAAGATTTATATACATCAGGATTATTATTAAAAACATCAGGACTACCTGATGATACTATAATATTTGAGTTTTTATATTTTTTCTTAAGAGCTTTTACTACAGCAGTTGATAAAATAACTTTGCCTAAACCACCACTAATATTAAATATTATATTCATATTATCTAAATTGATTACCTCCTACCCATAAAACTAAAGATTTTCTTACACCTTTAGTTACAGGTGTTACTCTATGACTTAAATAAGATGGAAAAACAAATACTGATCCTTTAGTTTTAGGTGCTGATATAGATAAATCATCTCCTGAATGGTTGAGTTCTAAAATTCCACCTTCATAATCATTAGGATCTGATAGTTGAACTGTTAAAGATATTTTACGTAATGAATAATGATCATTCCCAATATCTAAATGCCAATCATAATGGCCTTTATCCTCTGCATGATATTCAGTATATTGTATTTGTTCTATAATAGAACCTAATTCAAAACCCCATAAACTTTGGTTAGATGTTTCTATTAATTTAGAAAGTTTATCATATAATTGCATAAAGGGAGGTCGTTGAGGAATCCATTTTACTCTAGATGTTCTAGTTTCTTCATCACTTATAACTTCACCTTCAGTAAATATACTAGCTTCAGAATATTCAATTTTTTCTAAATCTTTTAATATACCATCAATTTCATAATTATTAAAACCATCATTAATAAATTGTGGGGTAGTAGCTTTATTTCCTTGTTTTAAAAAAGTTAAACTATAGTCTATCATATATTTAGTTTTGATTGTAGTTCTAATATACGAACCGTTTTTTAATTATCCAAATTATTATATAAATGTTTTTTGAGGTATCCAATATACACTTCCAGTGTGTAATTCTTTATAATATTTTTGAGTTGGTACTTCTATTGGGTAATATAAAGTATCTGGTATTTCGTGGTTATAGGGATTTCCATTTAATGGTGCTTTTTCTGTTGTTATAGTTGATTCTTCTACACCATTATACCAACTAAGAACTGTTCCTTTTTTAGTTAATGTTCCATCTTGTATACAATCCTTCCAATATCTAAATTTATCATCACCATAAGTATCAAAAAATATACCATCATATTTTTCAAATAAACCTTCTTCTTTAGCTTCATACCAACTTTGACTTATAATTTTTACATTAGGTTTATCTTTAGACCAATCTATTAATTTACCAATAATTTGGGGGTGATTTTCAACTATAGTGTGTGAATTAATACTTGAGGATTGGACATAATCTGCAAAAATACCCATACCAAAACCTATTTCTAATATATCACCTCCATTTTTAGTAACAACCTTAGCATGTTCTTCCATTATGGGATGTTCAAAATTGTGCATTACTACATGAGCATTTTCACTATGAGCAAAAACATCTAGCATAATAATAGCATTCTCAGTCTCGTATAATATTTCTTCAGTAAATTTTACTCTTTTTAATTCTGACATATAACATTTTTTTAAAATTTTAAGCTCCTACTCCCCTAAATTGAAAGTGAAAATAACAAGTAGCATTTGATGGAGGAGCACCATAACCACTATTAATAATACCACTTGAAAAGGCATTAAAACCTCCTGATCTACTAGCTTGTCCAATTGAAGCATTACCCATAGCTGTTGGGAAAGGACCAGAAGGTAAACCTTCTGTAAAACATCCTGTATCAAAATCTGAACTATCAACTGTAGTACCTGTATAGCAGGTTCTAACAGTTGCTCTTGCATAACAATTAGTTCCATTAAATGAAGTAGGTACTCCACTGTAAACACTACCTGCATAACCAGTTGAACCTATTGTTTGTGTACCAGTTGCATTACATTTAGTTTGATTAGATGTATTTTGTAAACAAGTCATAAAAAATGCATTTTGGGAATATAAACTTGCTGGGAAATCTGTTAAGATTGATTGTCCTTTTAATGAAATACAATATGTTGTTGCTGGGGGTTCATAATCTTGATCATAAGTACGCATAGAAAACATACTAAAATTGAAACAAGCTGCAGCTATAGCAGCTATTCCAGCATATCCTGGGCTATCTGTATTTAAAGCTGGAAGTGAATTACCATTACCACCAACAGTTCCTGCATAATATTGACCTCTAAGACTAGCAGGTGCAATAAAAGCTGTTGGTGAATAAGTATTACTATAGGAACAATTCAGCCTTTCGTTATTTACATATTTTAATAGTAATTGTCCTGATGCTGGTACTGCCATAACTTATTTAATTTTATTTTCCAGTTCTTTTACTTTATCATTTAGTTCTTTAACTGCTTCAATTAATACTGCTACTAATCTATCATATTTAACGGCTTTATATCCATTTTCTCTATTATCAACTATTTCTGGAAATATTGCTTCTACTTCTTGAGCTATAATACCTACATCATGTCCTTCATTAGCATGTATTTCTTTATTTTTATTAGCTTCAAATTCTTTCCAATCAAATGTAACACCATTTAACATACTTACTTTTTCTAAAGCATTTGGTATATTTACTATATTAGTTTTTAATCTTCTATCTGATGAATAGAAGGCTATTACATCATTTGTAGCTCTAATTAATCCAGTAGTAGTTGTAGCTGTAGTACCACCAACAATTAAACCACCACCACTAAAGAACATATAACCTTCATCAAGTCCCATTAATCCATTTCCACCAAATCCATTAACTCTAAAACCAGTATCATCATCATCAATATTATATACTAAGTTTCCACCAGATGGTCCTATACTAAATGGAAGATCTGCATAATTTAATTTAGTACCACTAAATAATAAATTTGCTTCAGCATTTAAAGTAACACCACTTACTGATGTCATTACCCTATTACTACCAGCATTAGTTATTGTTGCAGTACCACTTGTTCCACTTGAACCTGATGAACCTGAAGATCCTGATGTTCCTGAAGAACCTGATGTACCCGCAATTGTTATACCTGATGTACCTGATGAACCACTTGTTCCATCAGAACCTGGATCACCTTGTTGACCACTTGTACCTGAAGATCCTGATGTTCCTGAATTACCAGATGATCCTGAAGTTCCTGAATTACCAGATGATCCTGATGTACCACTTGAACCTGATGAACCTGATGAACCACTTGATCCAGAAGAACCTGAATTACCTGAAGTTCCTGATGAACCTGATGTACCACTGTTTCCACTTGAACCTGATGTTCCTGAAGATCCACTAGATCCTGAAGAACCTGAGTTACCTGATGTTCCTGAAGTACCATTAGCACCTGATGAACCACTTGTTCCATCTGATCCTGAAGATCCTGAAGATCCTGATGAACCTGAATTACCACTAGTTCCTGATGAACCACTTGTACCAGATGAACCTGAAGTACCTGATGATCCACTTGAGCCAGAATTACCTGATGTACCTGAGCTTCCACTTGTTCCTGAAGAACCTGATGTTCCAGATGAACCAGATGAACCACTAGATCCACTTGAACCACTTGATCCTGATGAACCTGATGTACCCGAGGATCCACTTGTTCCTGCATCACCTGTTACTACAAAGGCACAAGTTACATCTTCTCCATCTGAAAATGGTGAAGCTGCTGAATATGCACTATTTGTTACTGATAATGTCCACCAACCTGTATTATCTTCTGTATTTGTTATAGCAAATAATAAGAATTGTGTTGCATCTGTTCTATTAGCTATTCTAATATGTCCTTTAACAGCTGATGTTGCTGAATCAATTGTTGATAAAAATGACTGTATAGAAGTACCATCATCATCAGTTATATCTATATAAACATTTGTAGAATTTCTTTGTGTTGCGTTATTTAATCTTACTTGTCCTGTTCCTGGATCTGTAGCTGATGTGCTTGTATCGAATGTATAATCAAAAGTAGCACCACCAAACGAACCATCTGCTCCACTTGAACCTGAAGATCCACTTGAACCACTTGAACCTGATGAACCACTTGATCCTGATGATCCTGATGATCCTGATGAACCACTTGAACCACTAGAACCTGATGAACCACTTGATCCTGATGTTCCTGAAGAACCTGAAGTACCTGAAGATCCACTTGATCCAGAATTACCTGATGTACCTGATGAACCACTAGATCCTGAATTACCACTTGTTCCTGATGATCCACTTGTACCACTTGTTCCTGAAGAACCTGAAGTACCTGAAGATCCACTTGAACCTGAATTACCACTTGTTCCTGATGAACCTGTAGCTCCTGATGAACCTGAAGTACCACTAGATCCACTTGTTCCACTTGATCCTGATGAACCACTTGATCCACTTGAACCTGAATCACCAATTCCACCTGAAGTTCCTGATGAACCACTTGTACCATCTGAACCTGATGATCCTGATGAACCTGAGTTACCTGATGTTCCAGATGTTCCCGATGTTCCTGAAGAACCTGATGTTCCTGAAGAACCACTTGAACCTGAATTACCTGTAGCTCCTGATGAACCTGAAGTACCATCTGAACCACTTGATCCTGACGAACCACTAGAACCTGATGAGCCACTTGTTCCTGATGAACCAGATGTTCCTGAAGATCCACTAGATCCACTTGAACCACTTGATCCTGAAGATCCTGATGATCCAGAAGAACCTGATGAACCACTAGATCCACTTGAACCTGAAGTACCACTTGAAGCTGCTGCTTCTTTTGTACCTACTCTACCATCTGTATCTACAACTAATACTGTGTTGTCTGATATACCTGGTAGTGCTGTTAATTCCATATGTGCAAATGAAGCTGTAGTAGTTGATGTACCTTCTAATCTACCATCTACACTAACTAAACCTGAACCACTAACAGATAATATTGGAACACCTGATATGTCAGATGCTGCAAATACTGTTCCTGTTAAATCATCTGTTACTGAAAATAATTGCCCTTGACTTCCTTGAACGTCAAAAACTGTTTTAGTTGGATCAGCTGCTGCTGAACCTGATACTGTTAATTTTGTTGAAGCTGAAAATATTAAATTAGGATTTGCTGTTAATTCACCTGATACTCCTGTAGCAGTTGTTACTCTATAAATTACATTATTTGCAATTGTAGCTACACCACTTGTTCCTGATGAACCCGAAGATCCACTTGTTCCTGATGTACCTGATGAACCACTTGTACCTGAAGATCCACTTGATCCTGATGAACCTGAAGATCCACTTGAACCTGATGTTCCTGATGAACCACTAGTTCCTGATGAACCACTACTTCCAGATGAACCATCTGTTCCTGCTGTACCTGTTGTACCTGAAGTACCTGATGATCCACTAGTTCCACTTGAACCTGAAGTTCCTGAAGAACCACTTGATCCTGAATTACCACTTGTTCCTGATGAACCTGTAGCTCCTGATGAACCTGAAGTACCATCTGAACCTGATGAACCTGAAGAACCACTAGAACCTGATGTTCCTGAGCTACCACTAGTTCCGCTTGATCCTGAAGATCCATTTGAACCTGAAGAACCTGATGAACCAGATGATCCGCTTGTTCCACTTGAACCTGATGTTCCTGAATCACCTGTTACTACAAAGGCACAAGTTACATCTTCTCCATCTGTAAATGGTGTTGCTGTTGAAAAAGCTTCATTACTTAATTCTAATGTCCACCATCCTGTATTATCTTCTAAGTCACTAATAGCAAATAATAAGAATTGTGTTGCATCTGTTCTATTAGCTATTCTTATGTGACCCTTAACTGCTGATGTTGATGAATCTACCGTTTCTAAGAACGATTGTATAGAAGTACCATTATCATCCGTTATGTCTATGTACCCTGCTGTTGAATTTCTTTGTACTGCTTGGTTTAATCTTACTTGTCCTGTTCCTGGATCTGTAGCTGATGTGCTTGTGTCAAAAGTATAATCAAATGTAGCACCACCAAATGAACCATCTGCTCCTGATGAACCTGAAGATCCACTTGAACCACTTGATCCACTAGTACCACTTGAACCACTTGATCCTGATGAACCACTTGATCCTGATGAACCTGAAGAACCAGAAGTACCTGATGAACCACTAGATCCACTTGTACCATCTGAACCACTAGATCCACTTGATCCTGAAGATCCTGAATTACCTGATGTTCCTGAAGATCCTGAGGATCCTGAAGTACCATCTGTTCCACTTGTTCCTGATGAACCTGAAGTTCCTGAACTTCCACTTGAACCTGATGAACCTGAATTCCCTGATGTACCTGAACTACCACTTGTACCTGAAGAACCTGATGTTCCAGATGAACCATCTGAACCTGATGTTCCTGAAGCACCTGAAGATCCTGAAGTTCCATCAGTACCATTTGAACCTGATGTACCAGAAGTACCTGATGATCCACTTGTTCCTGATGAACCTGATGTTCCTGAAGATCCTGAAGAACCATTTGAACCACTTGTACCTGATGAACCTGAAGATCCATCTGCTCCTGAATATGAAATAGAAACTAATAATGTATCTTCATCTGTAAATGGTGTTGTTGCAGATGCTCCTATTTGAGTAACAGCAGCTGTTGTAAATGTACCACTATCAGTAGTATTTCCTACTAAAAATTGTATAAATTTTGTATTATCGTATAATTTTGATATTGCTAAAACATCTCCTGATTCGAAAGTTGCTCTAGTATTTCCATCTGAATCTATCTCAGATATTTTTATTTGAGTTGCTGATGCTTGAGTATTATTATTCATTACTATACCACCACTACTTGGGTCGGAATAGTTTATATTATATGTAAATGGATAAGTTAATCCACCATAGTTACCTGAGTTACCACTTGATCCTGAAGTACCACTAGAACCACTTGATCCACTAGATCCTGAAGATCCTGATGAACCAGAAGATCCAGATGAACCACTAGTTCCTGAAGAACCATCTGTTCCTGCTGTACCTGAAGTACCTGAAGTACCTGAAGAACCTGAAGTACCATCTGTTCCTGTTGTTCCTGAACTTCCAGATGTTCCATCTGAACCTGAAGATCCTGAAGATCCTGATGAACCACTAGTTCCTGAAGAACCTGATGTACCATCTGATCCACTTGTACCTGAAGATCCACTTGAACCTGAACTACCACTTGTTCCATCTGAACCTGATGAACCACTACTTCCTGAAGTACCACTAGAACCACTTGATCCTGATGAACCACTTGATCCTGAAGAACCTGAAGTACCTGAAGTTCCTCCAATTACAAATCCTATAAAAATATCATCTCCATCTGCAAAAGGATCAGTACCACTTATTGATAAAACTGAACCTGGGATTCTAGCATATGTTGCAGCTGTTGTAACTGGTCCAGTACATTGAAATGTTAAAAACAGTTCGTCAATTTTTTCTCTAATTGTTAAAATAGTATTTTCTGTAACACTATTTATAGGAAAAGTATTACCCTCTGCATCTGTATTATTAATCCATATTTGAGTTGCATCACCCTGTGTAGCATCATCTAACCTAATTACTCCTGTTCCTGGATTACCTGTTATTTCTGTTGAAAAATCATATAAATAGGTGTTAGGTGCTATAATAGTTTGTCCTGAACTTCCACTTGTTCCTGATGAGCCACTTGTTCCACTTGATCCTGATGAACCTGAAGATCCACTTGAGCCACTTGTTCCATCTGATCCTGATGTTCCTGAATCACCTGAAGTTCCTGATGAACCACTAGTTCCTGAAGAACCACTAGTACCACTTGAACCACTAGATCCACTTGTACCATCTGAACCTGATGATCCTGAACTACCTGAAGTTCCATCTGAACCACTTGTACCTGTATCTCCACTTGTTCCTGAAGAACCTGAAGTACCTGAACTACCACTTGAACCACTTGTTCCATCTGATCCTGAAGATCCTGATGAACCACTTGATCCAGATGAACCTGAAGTACCTGAATCACCAGTTACTACAAAAGCACAAGTTACATCCTCTAAGTTTGTAAATGGTGATCCCGTTGAAAATGCTTGCCCTGCTATATCAATTACCCACCAATCTCCTTGATCTTCTAAATCTGATATTGAGAATAATAAAAATTGTGTTGCATCCGTTCTATTAGCTATTCTTATGTGACCTTTAATAGCTGAGGTAGAACTGTCTATTGTTTGTAAAAAGGATTGAATGTCAGTTCCATCATCATCCGTTCCACTAATATAAGCTGCTGTTGAATTTTTTTGATTTGTTGAATTATTTAATGCTACTTTACCTGTTCCTGGATCTGCAGATGTTGTTGATGAATTGAATGTATAATCAAATGTAGCACCACCGAATGAACCATCTGCTCCTGAAGAACCTGATGAACCACTTGAACCTGATGTACCGCTAGTTCCATTTGTACCACTAGTTCCTGATGAACCACTTGTTCCTGAAGTTCCTGAAGAACCACTTGTTCCTGAAGAACCTGATGAACCTGAAGTACCATCTGAACCTGAAGATCCTGAACTACCTGAAGTACCGTCTGTACCACTTGAACCATCTGTTCCTGCTGTACCTGAAGTACCTGATGTACCTGAAGAACCTGAAGTTCCTGAAGATCCACTTGAACCAGAAGTCCCATCTGAACCACTTGAACCATCTGTTCCTGCAGTACCTGAAGTACCTGATGAACCTGATGTTCCTGAAGAACCACTTGAACCACTTGATCCTGAAGTACCATCTGAACCACTTGAACCATCTGTTCCTGCTGTACCTGAAGTACCTGAAGATCCAGAAGTTCCAGATGAACCACTTGTTCCATCTGAACCTGAACTACCACTTGAACCTGATGTTCCTGAGGAAGACGCTGCTTCTCTTGTACCTACAACACCATCAGTACTAATTACTAATATTGTATCTTCACTAGGTTTACTTGGAAGTCCTGCTTCTGATAATATTAATGGGTTTGATCCGGTGATTGCTAAAGATCCTGTGATTTCAGAATCTTCTAAGGATTGATATCCTTTTCTAGTTACAAATTTATTATATGCCATAGTCTTTTCCTCTTTTCAATATCCAAAAGGTCGATTATAAATATATAAAAAAGTTGTGTTGTTACAGTAGTCTTAAATGACCTTTAACTCTCCAATTGTTTGTAGGAACGGATACTTGAATACTACAGTTATTACCACTATCTACAGTACTAAATACTACACCACTAGTATCTCCAATTGATACTGTAGAAACATCTGTAAAAGTAGTTTCACCTGATACACCTGGATCTCTATTAGTTATTAAAGTAATAGTACCTGCTCTTAAATTACTTCCACCTGGATAAGCACCTGTATTATCTGTTACAGCATAATCTAAAAATGCAGCCATATATTTTGTTCTATCAAAAGTTGCTACTGTTTCATCTCCTGGATCAGCATCTGTATTTTCAACATAACTCATACTACCTGAGAAATTACCTGCTGAAGCTCCTGCTGTGAAATCAATTGCCCCATTTATAGATAAAGCATTTGTAGGATCTGTACCTTTAATGTTTAATCCTACTTCATCAAATGTATATCTATCATTTTGTGAAGTATCAACTCCTATTATTACTCTTTTTAAAGCATGACTACCTTCAATGTATACTTCTTGACTATTACCACCACCTAAAGCTGCCCATGTTACCATATTACCATTTGGCAACTGCATATTTCCATTTACAGTAAAATCTTCTTCTAAAGTTGTTCCTGCGGTTTGTATTCCTACTTGTTCTGAATTATTAATTAGAATTGCTAAATCATTATGTGTAGTTGATTGTCCTACACCAAATGTATCACCAGTACCAAAGTAAGATAATGTACCTCCTACTCCATTCGGATCTATCATTCTTAATTTTACATTGGAAGTATAACTTTCTATTTTAACTTGTACATTTTCACTACCACTTACGTGTAAATTAGCTTCTGGGTATCTTGTTCCAATTCCTACACTACCATTTCCTTCTGAAAATGATCCAGCATGTAATAATACATTTGAACCTGACATTACTTCAAATGCTCTATTTAAAAATGTTAATTCAGCTGAACTTGATACTACTGATGTACCAGTTGAAAATAATATATCCCCAGCTACATTTCTTGTTATAGTAGCTACACCACTTGTTCCTGATGAACCTGATGTACCTGAAGATCCACTTGTTCCAGATGAACCTGAAGTACCATCTGAACCTGATGATCCTGAACTGCCTGATGAACCTGATGTTCCATCTGAACCACTAGATCCTGAACTACCTGAAGTACCATCAGAACCTGAACTACCACTTGAACCTGAAGTTCCATCTGTTCCTGTTGTACCTGAAGTACCTGAAGATCCTGATGTGCCATCTGAACCTGAAGTACCTGATGAACCACTTGATCCTGAAGTACCTGATGAACCACTAGAACCACTTGTTCCATCTGATCCTGAAGAACCTGATGAACCACTTGATCCTGATGTACCATCTGTACCTGCAGTACCTGTTGTTCCTGAAGTTCCTGAAGATCCGCTTGTTCCATCTGAACCTGAAGAACCACTTGATCCACTTGATCCACTAGTTCCACTTGAACCACTTGTTCCTGCATCACCTGTTACTACAAATGCTAACGTTACATCTTCTGCATTTGAGAATGGCGAAGCAGCTGAAGATGCTTGATTAGCAATATCTATTGTCCACCAACCTGTATTATCTGTTAGGTCTGAAATTGAAAATAGTATAAATTGAGTTGCATCTGTTCTATTTGCTATTCTAACATGACCTTTTACAGCTGAGGTCGAACTGTCTATTGTTTCTAGGAATGATTGTATACTAGTTCCATCATCATCTGTAATATCAACATACATTTCAGTTGATGTATTTTGAGGAGTAGCATTTAATCTAACTTTTCCAGTTCCTGGATCTGCTCCTACAGTTGAATCTTCAAAAGTATAATCGAAAGTAGCACCACCAAATGAACCATCTGCTCCTGATGAACCCGAAGATCCACTTGAACCACTTGATCCTGAAGTTCCTGAACTACCTGAAGAACCACTTGTTCCATCTGATCCTGAAGATCCTGATGAACCTGAAGATCCTGATGAACCACTTGTACCATCTGAACCTGAACTACCACTTGAACCTGATGTTCCATCTGATCCACTTGTTCCACTTGAACCTGATGAACCACTTGATCCACTTGTTCCTGAAGAACCAGAACTTCCTGAAGTACCATCTGTACCACTTGACCCACTTGAACCAGATGAACCTGAAGTTCCATCTGTTCCTGAAGTACCATCTGCTCCTGAAGAACCTGATGTACCATCTGATCCTGAAGATCCACTTGAACCTGAAGATCCTGAAGATCCGCTTGTTCCTGAACTTCCACTTGAACCAGATGAACCTGAAGTTCCATCTGTTCCTGAAGTACCATCTGTACCACTTGATCCTGAAGATCCTGATGAACCACTTGTACCATCTGATCCTGAAGAACCTGATGAACCACTAGTTCCTGATGAACCTGAAGTACCTGATGTACCAGATGAACCTGAAGTACCACTTGTTCCATCTGTTCCTGTTGTTCCTGATGAACCTGAACTTCCGGATGTTCCATCTGTACCTGAAGTTCCTGAAGATCCACTTGTTCCATCTGAACCACTTGTTCCTGATGTACCTGAAGTACCTGATGAACCTGAAGTACCTGAAGATCCACTAGATCCTGAAGTACCATCTGATCCTGAGCTACCACTTGAACCTGAAGATCCGCTTGAACCTGAAGTTCCACTTGAACCACTTGAACCACTAGTTCCATCTGATCCACTTGAACCTGATGAACCACTAGATCCTGAAGATCCACTTGTTCCATCTGAACCACTAGATCCTGAAGATCCACTTGAGCCACTTGTTCCATCTGTTCCTGTAGTTCCTGATGAACCACTGGTTCCATCTGAACCACTTGTTCCACTAGAACCTGATGTACCTGAAGTACCTGATGTACCACTAGTTCCACTTGTTCCTGAAGAACCTGAAGTACCACTTGTTCCTGAAGTTCCTGATGTTCCTGATGAACCTGAAGATCCACTTGTACCATCATCTCCTCTATCACCTGTAGTAACAAAAGCAACTACAATATCTTCTGCATTTGAAAATGGTGAAGCCTCTGAAAATGATTGATCATTTATATCTATTGTCCACCAACCTGTATTATCTGTTAAATCAGATATACTAAATAATATAAATTGGGTTGCGTCTGCTCTATTTGAAATTCTTACGTGTCCTTTAACTGCTGATGTAGACGCGTCTATTGATTCTAAAAATCCTTGTATTGTTACTCCATTATCATCTAAAATGTCAATATACATTTCAGTTGATGTGTTTTGAGGAGTATCATTTAATCTAATTAATCCTGTTCCTGGATCTGCTCCTACAGTTGAATCTGAGAATGTGTAGTCAAATGCTGCACCTCCAAATGAACCATCTGCTCCCGAAGAACCTGATGTACCATCTGAACCACTAGTTCCACTTGATCCTGATGTACCACTTGTTCCTGATGTACCTGAACTACCGCTTGTACCAGAAGTTCCTGATGAACCTGAAGTACCTGATGTACCATCAGTTCCTGTTGTTCCTGAAGATCCTGATGAACCTGATGTACCATCTGTTCCTGAAGAACCTGAACTACCTGAAGTACCATCGGTACCACTTGAACCTGATGATCCACTTGTACCATCTGATCCTGAAGAACCTGATGAACCACTTGTTCCATCTGATCCTGAACTTCCACTTGAACCTGAAGATCCTGATGAACCACTTGATCCTGATGAACCTGAAGTACCATCTGTTCCTGTTGTTCCTGAACTACCAGATGTTCCATCTGAACCTGAAGTTCCTGAAGAACCTGATGTTCCACTTGAACCACTAGATCCACTTGTACCATCTGAACCACTAGATCCTGAAGATCCACTTGAACCTGAAGTACCATCGGATCCTGTTGTTCCTGAACTTCCTGAAGTACCACTTGAACCACTTGTTCCTGAAGAACCTGATGTACCACTAGATCCACTAGTTCCATCTGCTCCTGAACTACCACTTGTACCATCATTTCCTGATGTTCCAGATGAACCTGAACTACCTGAGGTACCTGAGCTTCCTGATGAACCTGAAGTTCCATCTGTACCTGTTGTACCTGAAGATCCTGAGGTTCCATCTGTACCTGTTGTACCTGAAGATCCTGAAGTACCATCTGAACCTGATGTACCTGATGATCCAGAGGTTCCACTTGAACCTGATGTACCATTAGTTCCATATGATAATTGAAGTACTATTCTTTCTTCATTTGCAAAAGCATTAGTAAATCCTACTGAAGTAACTGTAAATATTGTTATTTCTCCACTATCACCTGTATCATTAGATATATTAGTTACTTGTGCATTAAATGAAGCTGAATTTGCTGTTTCTTGGTTTATTACTAAATTAGAGATGTTAGCATTAGATAATCTTGTTGATTGATCTAAATTATTATAATCTAATTGTGATACAGCTATTGTTGTAACTGATCCATAAGTTCCACTATTAAACCTAATTTCTTTTTCTAATGTAGCATTTGTACTAGTATTAGTACTAAAACCATAAGTTATACCTTGATTTACTTGACCACTTGATCCTGAACTACCTGATGTTCCATCTGTTCCTGTTGTTCCTGATGAGCCACTTGAACCTGAAGTACCATCTGTACCTGATGTTCCAGAAGTTCCTGATGAACCCGAAGTACCTGATGTACCTGATAGTCCTGAAGATCCACTTGTACCAGTAGTACCACTTGAACCTGAAGTTCCTGAACTTCCACTTGTACCTGAAGATCCTGAAGATCCTGATGTTCCTGAAGAACCATCTCCACCTGCTGAACCTGCTAAGTTAACAGTCCAAGAAGAATATGTTCCTGAACCTATTGTTTCAGTTGGAGCTCCAAATTGCATTACACCTGAATCGGTATCATATGAAGTTATTTGGGATGTTTGATAATTACTAACATTATGAACAATAAGAACACTTTGTCCTATAGTATATGCTAAATTAATTCCTACTGTTATTGTACCTGAATTTCCTAAAGTAAAGCTTGTGGTAGAAGTAGTAGCATATGTATCTGATCGTCCTGAAGATCCACTTGTACCTGAAGTACCACCTGTACCTTGTGCACCTGATGATCCTGAAGTACCATCTGTACCTGAAGTTCCACTTGAACCTGAAGTTCCTGTTGTACCTGATGAACCACTTGAACCTGCTGTTCCTGAAGTACCACTAGTACCTGAAGAACCATCTCCACCTGCTGCTCCATCTAAATTAACAGACCATGAAGTATAAGTACCTGATCCTGTTGTTGATGTAGGAGCTGCAAAAGTTATACTTCCAGTTCCTGTATCATATCCTGTAACTAAACTTATTTGGAAATTGCTTACATCATAAACAATTTTAATTCTTTGACCTACTGTATATGCTAAACCAGTTCCTACTACTAATGATCCTGCATCTCCTAATACATGAGATGTTGTTGAAGTTGTTGCATATTTATCTCCATCTGCTCCTGTTGTACCACTTGTACCTGAAGTACCACTTGCACCTGAAGATCCACTTGTTCCATCTGTACCTGAAGTTCCTGAAGATCCACTAGTTCCATCTGTACCTGAAGTACCACTTGATCCTGATGTTCCATCTTGACCACTACCTGGAAATGAACCTGTATAAAATAATTTACCTGTTGAAGTATCTGTTAAAACTACTTTAAAACCTGCATCTGAAGTTTCTGTTAAAGCAGGCATATCTACCTCACCATCAAAAGCAGTTGAACCAGTTACTATAAGAGAACCTGAAATTGTTATTTCATATGCTTCTTGTCCTGTTAAAGCAGCTACTGATTGAGATACGTGCCATGATTCAATAGTATACCCCTGATCTATCTGATCACTTCCTGATGTAAATATTTGTTTTAAATTCTTCACAGATTTTTCTTTATTATACGAATGCTATTTCTTTAAATTCAGTTCCATTATGAAAATATAACTTACAAGCTGTGGCACTACCACTAGCCATTAATTGTCCCACCACTCCTGATGGGGTTGTTTCGTTTCGTGTTAATGTAACGTTACCTACATTTAATCCTGCAGATCCTGTTACATAAGTATATCCTGTTGATGGTTGATTTACTAATACATTAGTAAAATTTCCATCAGGTAAATTAATAAATTTAAAACCAGTAGAACCTACACCAGTAATTGATACTGCACCTGTTACTGATAAAGAACCTGAAATATCAACTTGATATGCTTCAGTTGCTGTAAAAGCATCTATAGATTGAGTCACATTAGCCGCGTAAATAGGTTCATTAAATGCAATTCCTGTATTTGATAATGTTTTGGGCATAGTGATTATTTGTTATAAATATTGCTACCTATCTATATTTACTAAAATTGTTGTATCTGTTGTTCTAGAAGAAGGTAAAGGTTGAGCTAATTTACCTACTGCTAATAATTCATATTGTTCGTTATACATTCCTACTGTTGTTATATATGGTTCAAAAAATGATGATGTTGCATAATCATATAAGGTATTACCGGTACTACCTGAAATTACACTATTATTTAAAGAATAATTAAATTCTTCTTCTGTTATAGTACATTTATATTGTGTTTCTAATATTTCAAATGAACTTGAAAATGAACAAGTAACATTAGAACTTGAATACATTGTTTCTAAACTTTGGGATTCAAATTCTTGTTGTGTTAATATCGCTATACCATGTTGGTATATAATATTACCAACATTAACACTTGCTGATAATAGATTACCATTACCATCATCTGTAATTTCGGCATTTACTGCTCCACCAATATTATTAAATTCTAATATAAAAGATTCTGGTTGTATAAAATCACCATATAATTTAGATGGAATTGACCATGTTAAAATATGTTCATCTGATGATGTTGGAAAAGATCTAGATTGTGTTAAAGTAGTATTTAAATAATTATAATATCTACCTCTTGAACTATTTGGTCCTACTAATACATCTCCTGAAGGATTCGAACCTAATATTACACTAGCTGTAGTAATACTATCACCATAACTTGAAGATATATAATTTGAATAATATAATTCTTTTGCTGAATTGTAAACTGATGATTGTGATAAAGGAGTAATATAACCTGTTCCTCCTGATCCTGTTATATTTACATTAGTTCCATAAAACCTATCAATTCCAACATTAGAGGCTGTTAGCTCAGAATCTCCTTGAAAAGAAAAATTTTTATTTACCTCCAGTGGAGATATTAATATATCTTGTGCATTGAATTGTTTGAAAGCCGCCATTCATTTTTAAAAATCTAATTTAACTCTTACTAAAGCTTCTTTTGTAAAATCTTTTAATATTGGTCTTGATAATTTAGCAACTGCTAATAAATCATTTCCATCGTTGTATAAACCAATTGTTGTAGGATATACTTGTGGGTTATTAATAAAATAATTAAAAATTACTTCACCAGTTGAACCTGATATAAATGAAGGATTTTCTGAGTAATTAAATTCTGAATTTCTTGCTCTAATAAATACAAAATCTGATGTTATTGTTTCTTGACAATTCATTTGGAATCGAGCACTACCTGAAATAGCTTCGGATAATTTAGCTGGGTTATCTTGATCTGAATTATCTGCTAATCCTGTAGTTAAACTAATACCCATATTATCTGCTAAATCTAAAGCTGATCCATTTAATAATAAAGTAGCTGTATCTGGGAAAAATAAACCATATGATCCTGATTCTCTAGTATAACCACTATTATTACTATTTGTACCTGATGTTTTATTATAAGCTATACCTCCAGAACCACTAATAATTTGATAATAAGGTTGTACACCAAAATATGATGGTGTTGTTACCATACCAGAATTATCAGTTAATTGTAAATTTGTTAATGTACCCGCTGCTGTTGAACTACCACTTAAAAATAAATTTAAACTTCCTGGTAATAAACTTTCTTTATATCTTGATCTTTCAATACTTACAGCATAAAAATAAGTACTTTCAACTCCTCCAAAGTTAAATTCAGCATTTTCATCTTCTAACATTAATGATCTATATTGACCATATATTGTTCTACTTGGAGAATAACCTGCAACATCTGAATTATATAATACTGTTCCTCTTCCTGTTGAATCACCAAATGCTACATTAAATTGTGTAACAGCACCATCTAAATTTGAAGCTGTATTATACACATTTAAATAATATTTACCTGAAACGGAAGCCGCTTGAGTAGAAGATGTAAAAAATTGTTCTAAAGTATAGGCGTTATTGGACCAAACAGTTTGTGATACTGCTTGAGCACTTGTTAAAAAATCTTCTGGGTCTAGTCTTTTAAAGCTCATTTATTTTGTTTTTATGTAGTTGCTACTTTAGTTATTGTTACAGGTACTGTTGCTCTAGCACCACTATCTAATCCTATTACTGTTAAAGTAGTTAATAATGTTGAATTACTACCAAATAATGTATTAATTGTAGTAGCTCTTAAATTAATTTGTGTACCAATTACTGTTGATGAAACGTTGGTTCCTAATGTTGTTGTTGAAGTTGAATTTTGAGCTGTTGCTGCAGCTGAACTAATTCCTACTCCTTCATAAGTTGCCATTGTTCTTACATCTGCAATAGTTGCTACATATCCACTTGTTTCAAATATTTGGTCATTACCTAAATAATTTAATGTTTGAGGAGTAACTGCTAATTGAGCACCTTGTTGTAAAGTAATTGCTGAAAAACCTAAATCTAGTATAGGCATTTTAGCTGTTCCTCTTGGTAAAGTTACCAATTTATATTTCATTATTTGTTGTTCTAAAGGAAATGCTTCTAATAAAGGCATTCCATCTATGGCTTGACCATAGTAAGCAGAACCTGAAGGATGATTTACATTATATAATGTGTAATCAATTTCATCATCTCCTAAAGCAAATTGTGTGATTCTGAATGAACCATCGTTTTTAGCTAATGTTTCTCTACCTTTTTTAGTAAGAATAGCATCAACTGTAATTATGTTATTATTTAAGTATCCCATGTTGTGTTTTTATATAAATATTGTTATATATGTTATAAATATGATAAAAGTAAATATTCTTATCATTATTAAGTTAAAATTTTCTTTTCTAGTAAATCATCAAATATCTTATCTGGACTTCCATTTAATTCTGGTATTAAAAACTCAGGTCTTAAAATTCCAGGAGCTGATGATTTTTCTACTTCTAATACAGATCCTGTTCTTATTACACCATAAGGTTTTTGTTGATCCAATATAACAAGATTTCTTGAATTCTCAAACCTTCTTATTAAGAAAAAGTCTACATTTGTAGAAGGTGGTACAATACCATCTAACTCTAATCTTAACATTGCTTTTTTCGAACCATTACCTTGGGTTCCTACCATATCAAATGTTTCAACAATACTTTTTGGTTGTGGTGTTGGTCCTACAATTCTATATGATAATGATTCATCATTTTCAAATCTAATTTCATCTCCTATTCTAATATCAAAATCTACAGGAATTGGAGGGAATGTAATAAAATCTGGTTCTTGGTTAAATGGAAAATTAGCATTAGGTCCTTGTTCATAATCTAAATCTCCAGCTGCAAAATTATTATTGTAAGCATCATTTAATATTGATGATGACATTAACAATACACTACCACTACCAAATGGTTCTGCTGTTGGTGGAATATAAGGTACTCCATTTTGTTGTGTTCTACCTGATCCTGATAAGAAGAAATAAGTTGAAGGTGCTCTATTAAATCCTTGGGCTGCTGCTGTTTTTAAACCTCTTACTTCTAATCTTTGTTGTACTAAATCTGAAGTTATTCCTTGGCCTGGGATATTAGGCATAAATCCTCTTTGCCATCTACCATTACTTGTCCAATAATCTTGACTTGTTTGATTAAAATTATTAATATACCCACCCATTTGCCATCTATAAAAGTAACCTGATTCTAATGTTTCATTACTTCTTACACTTATTGTCCATTGGTATCTTCTATCACCACCAACTCCATCATTACCACCACCCGTTGTACTATCTGGATCTCCTACCCAATCATCCTCATCACCACCAGCATTTAAAATAGAATCTCTTAAATAATCTCCTATAAATTCTAGATTAAATATATTTGCTCTTACTCCATTAGGAGATGGTTGTGACCATGATTTAGCATTAGGAGTGTTGAGGGCACTAACATTTAAATATTGAGCGTTATCTAAACTTGCAGCTATATTTTTCTGTATTTTTAGTTCTACATTTTCAATTATTATTTTTAACCTTGTTGCAAATGAATTAACTCCAAAATCTTCAGCATTATCTCCTCTCATTAAACACATTTGAAAATGTCCTAATGTATTTCCATTTCCAATACGACTACCAAAACTTGCTCCAGATGATCTAAAAGGTAATCCTGTTGTGTAAAATGTAAAAGTTGTATAAATAGTGTATTCATCACTTAAGGCTTGTCCTTGAGCTAAAGTTGATGGGTTATTTGGGTAACCTGGTGTATTTGCATCAAATAAACTTTGACCCCCTAATGCTGGGTTTTTACCTAAGAAAAACATCGATCCTGTAACTGATGTTGGACTATAACTAGATGTTGCTATTTGTCCTATACTAGTTATATTTGTTGGGGATATAAATACTGGAACTCCTCCAGTTGAATAATCTCCACCTTCACTAATAGGAACACCACCATATGATTGGTTTGATGTTTTAGCAGGTAAATAAGCAGAACTTGATAAAAATCTAGTTCCTGCAGCTCCTACACCTGAAGCATTACCAATTGGAAATGATACTTCAGAAGATGCTATAAAGGCATAATCTGAATAATTAGATAAATCACCTGAAGTTAATATTCCTGATCCTGTAAATGGAATTTCATTAACATAACCATTACTACTTGTTTGGCTATAAATAACTGGTATTGGATTTACACCTGATCTATATACACCCGCATATGATTCTAATCTTGCTAATTCTGGTGCTAATTCTCCCGTTCTATTTTGTGGTTTTCTTACAGCAGCTGAAACATTAGTTGCTACTGTTTGGATAGTTTCTGTTTCTGAAGGAAGGAATCCATCTCTATCTTTAAAAGTACCAATTAAATTATAATAACTTGCTGCTGATAAACCTGGATCAAACAATTGTCCTTCACTATCAATTAAATATTTTATATAATAACTAGTTTTGTTATTTACTACTGGATATGGATCTAGAATATCTGTAAAGAATCCTATATAAGCATTTGTATGGTTAATTGTTGGTACTTGACCCAAACCATCATTTGCAATTGTATCACTTGGAGTATAATAATTTATTCTTGCTGAATCTAATCTACTTCCTAAATATCTAGGTATTGTATTAGCTTTAGATGAATAAAATGAATCTGGAATGGCTGCTCTAGAAGCTGAGAATACTACTAATTCATTGAAATTAACAGGTGTCATTATATTTGTTGAATAATCAACAGCCATTACTACTGAATTTAATCTATCATTTTGATAATTATTTAATAAAGGTTGACAATCAAATGCTCTAGAAAAATCTGTTAAATCTGAAAATATTGTTGGAACAGGTCCTGGGTCATCTAATGTTGAGCTTGTAATACTCATACTATATTCAGTAACTATTAAACTACTTGATATATTATATCCTGTATGGTCTCCATTATCAACTGCTAAAGATAATGATAATCTATCATTAACATCAATAGCTACTCCTGTACCTGTAGGGTCAGTATAATTTATAGATTTTGATAAGAAAATTTCTGCTCCGGTTGTTCCAAAAGTATCAGAATACCATTCATTAGTATGAATTAATGAACCTGGTGTTGCTTGTGAAGAACTTTTAAAATATAGTTTTAATGAAGCTGTTGTCCATGTTGGGCCTCCTCCTGTACCTGCTCCTGCACCATATGTACTTGTACCATATATTCCTGATCCATACACAGTTGCGTCAAATGCTGATCCTGAAAATGAACTTAAAGTTGCTGATGCTGTTAATGAAAGATTATTTGATGGAACTGATTCAAAAGTATATGTACCCGCTTCACTTGCAGATAATGATGATGAATATTGAATATAAATATCTTTTATTTTAGTAGTAAAATCAGCAAAAGGCGTAACTCCTGAAACAAATTTTTGTGTTATTGTTGGGGTTATTGAAAAAGTATTTCCTGTAAATATTAAACCAAATTCTATTGCTGCTTGAACTGAAAAACATCTACCACGTACTGTTGGGTCAGTATCAGCAGGTATTTGTATTGAAACTTGATCTTGATTTGTATTAACATAAGTTAAAGTAATTAAACTTGTTTCATTTGCATGGATACAATAATTATAAGATACATAATCTCCATATTCAGTTTTTAAACCAAATGCTGAGTATCCTACTGCTAAACCTGAAGGGTTAGTTGTTGTGTCAAAAGTACTAGAAGTATATTGATAACTTCCAGGTGAAAGTTGAACTTGAACACATCCAGGATTTACTAATGTACCACGTGGTTGATTTAATGACGCAACAGGAGTACCATCAGATTGGGATATTGAAAATGTAGCTCCATCTGCTGGTGGAAAAGTTAATTTATTATATTGTGTAAGCAGCCAAGCTTGTACTTCTCTTACACTACTATATACTTCAAATGTTCCTGATACAGGTGTTGTAGGATCTAATAAAACTGCAGGACTTCCTGAATAAGCATTTCCAATTATATTTAATTGTGAACCATCTGTAGATGAAGGATTTCCTAATCCTGTCCAACCTACCTCTTGTCTATCTGTTGGAAGATATTCTGCATAAGGTATAGAAGGTGTTCCAGATCCTGTTTCTGTTAAAATATACATTTTAAATGGTCTATGCATATATCTATTATACCTAAATAAATTACTTGGGTTTAATGGTGTACCATCACCTGTTCCTACTGGAGCATCTCCTCTATAAACATATAAAGCATTATCATTAGCAACTGGTATATTTAAACCTAAAGTAACAAATGGAAATTGAGCAGAATACCCTGGGTTATTTACATTATAAATTCCATAACCCCCATTACCTTCTTCTACTAATTCAGCTACTCGAAAATCGTTTGCTACAGGAGAAATTGCTGCATTTTTAACAGAATCTAATTTATCTGAACCTGATACATAAATAGCATTTTCAGAATTTACATAATAATATCTAACCATTGATTCAGAAGTTGGTGCATTTGCACCTGAAACGAATGACATTATTAATTCTACATTTCCTGGTAAGGATCCTGTGTCAGCATTTAATGTAGATAATTCTCTAAATGCTGATGCTGATATTGTTTGATATGATGCAGATGAATTCATAAACCATGGTACTACAGATTGAGTATATGGTATAAATTGTCCTCGACTAGATCTGATAACTTGATCGTCATAATCTTGTTCACGAGCACCAGTGTTAAATTGTTGTAGATTATCACTTAGTAAACCATTACCATTATTAAATACTCCTGTTTGTTCAAAATATCCAGCGTCATACCATCCTCTAAAAAATTGTTCTGTTGGGAAATTGGAAGCAGTACCTGGAAAGAATCCTTGAGGTACTGATGCTGTTTCATTATTTGCTAATAATATATCACCTGATACTAATCCTGGTTCATTTTCTGTTCCTTGTGCTGCTTCCCAAACATAATCAGCACTTGCTGAGAATTGTGGGTTTGCAAATAATGAATCATAAGAAGTAACTGCTGTAGAAGATGGTAATTGGAATATATCCATTAATGCAAAACCTAATAAATTATTTATTGATGCATCTTCTATGTAAAAAGTTTGAGGACCATTTGGTAATAAATTTCCTGCTGCATCACTAGCTCCACTTAATACAAAAGTTACAAATTCACATTGTGATAAGAATTCATTTAAAGTATTTCCATTAGCGGATGTTAAATTAATCTTAATATATTTAACTTTATTTCCATCATTCCATAACCATGCTCTACCTAATCCAGGAACGGTATTATTACTTAAAAATGTACCTTCATCCATTTGATTACCTATTAATCCTGTTGAATCAAAATATTGAACAAAATATAAGAAATCTTCTGGCATTTCAATACCAAAATAAGCACTACAAATTTCATTTAATTCTACTGGTATACTAGATCCACTAAATTCACCATTATAAAATTCACGTTGATCATCTCTTGGATAATTAATAGATCCAGTTTTTGTTGGGTATGTATCGAACCAACTTTGTGTCATACCAAACTCATTATTTGGTCCTAGGCCTTGTGAACCTGATAGGTAAAGTGTATCACTATTAAATATTTCAAATGAACCACCTGTTCCTCCTTTATAAGTATAAATTGCTGAGCCACTCGGAGTACTATATTGAGGATAACCTAAAGAACCTGTACTATAATTTCTTGCTTGTGGTTTTATAGAACCTGAATGGTCTTCAAATGAAGATGACATTTGAGGTTGTCTATATTTATTTCTTTCTAAGATATGTTGTTTTATTACTACTCCTGATGTTAAAGTAGTATGAGCAGGAACAATATCTTTAATCATTTTAAATAATGAATTATCAAAAAATTTAATTAATCTGATAAAATCATTTACATCATAACTTGTAATATATTTTTCAAAATAAGCTTCACTTAATGAAACTAAATCTGGGTATTTATTGTTATAAAGTGATTGTGATATTTGTCTTGGATCTCCTATATAATTTCCAATATTAAAATTACCTAATTGTCCTGTTATATCATCATCAATTTGGTTTTGTGGTGAAAATGCTACTTCTAAATAATCTGGGTTAGCTGTATAACTTTGAGTTGCAAATGAAGATTGAGCAATTGATTCTGCTGCGGATAATACATTACCTTCTGGTATTATATCAGTACTTAATCTTATTTTTTCAGTACTTCTACTTCTTATACCTGAAGCTATTTGGTCAAAATATATTTCTTCTTTATTAACAACCCATTCTGGTAGGTTAGTTCCAAATGATCCTGTACTACCAAGATTAGAAAAACTTGACGTTATAGACCATGAACCTGATACTTTAGGGTGAACAGATGCTACATTTTCTACAGATGCTGTTTGTAATAAAGTACCAAAACCTACTCTAAAGGCTAAGTGGTCAGGTGTAGTATCAAATTGATTACCTAAATATGAATATGGGTTAAGTGTAAAATCTCTAAAAGCACTTTGACTTAAATTTGTATTGTAATATCTTAATTCTTGAAGTGCTCCTGAAAAAGGAGTTATTGTTTTATTTGCTAAATTAACATTATTAGTTGGTAAAAAGTAAATATTATTACTAGCATACCAATTAGCAGTATCGCCACTTATTGATACTGATCCTGAAAATCCAACATCATCAAGTAAAGAATTAGCTGCTGATAATTCATATACACCCCCTGAGTCTATTTGGTTTAATTGAACTGACCACCAACCCCCATCAAAGAAGGGCATTGTAATTGTTGCTTTATTAGAGGCGTTAACTATGCCATTAGGGAAAAAACTTAATTCTCCATAACTTTGTGATACACTAGCTACAGCACCTGAATATGATCCACTATTAACTAAAGTTTGGTCATATTCTAAAATCATACCTAAGGTATAATCAGGGGCAGCATAATTACCATCTGCTACAAATAATGATTGTGTATAAGCTCCAGATCCTGTTGGTATACCATCTGTTTTAAATCTAAATTGTATTGAATTAGGCTTATCTTGATTAGAATTCCAATTAGTATTAAGATCAAATGATGATGAAAAAGTTGCTGTGTTTCCTTTTAAAGCATAATTAAATTGGTTTTGAGAATAATCCCAATCTTCTTCATTTATTCTATCTTGACCACCAAATTCAGTTACTCTTAAAATAGTATCTGGGATACCATATGATGTTATTAAAGCTTTTATACCAGCTACTGTACCTTTAGTTTTTAATATATAAGGTATATTATGGTAAATACGTTTATATACCCCCTTGTTTACATTGTCTAAGGGTACTATGTCATTCGATGCTGATATGCGTGTATCCACGTATTCAGACCCAGTAGGTACGCCTAAAACACTATCAATTGACCCCGTAATATTAGCAATTGGAAAATTACTACCTGATGGTGTTAATCCTAAAAAGGCTAAGTATAAATCATCAGTATTAAAGTTATTTGCATATAATTTTAAACCAAAATCTCTAACAGCATCAGCTACCATATCTTTAGATATACCATAATCTAATCTGTTATCACCATCAAATCTAGTAGTTATATTTTTTGTATATTCCCAAACATTATCATAATGTTGACCAACCATGTCTATGAATAGTTCATATCCTTCATTTAAAGCATCTTCTTTTAAATAATCAGGAATAGTATTATATAAATAATCTTGATTATTTTGATCAAATTTCCATGCTGTAAGTGATTGACCACCATAATATGATGAAGTGTCATTTGAACTTCCTAACCAATTTAAAACTTCAGTACTTCCAGTTCCAAATAAAGTATATGGTGGTGCGGTATTGTTTTTAGGGTATGAGTAAGTAGAACCACTATTAAAATATAAAAATGATTCATACCCATCAAAATTTTGTATAATATCATCTATAGTATTATTTAAAGCAGCATTACTACCACTGTAAAAAGGACTATTTAAAGTATCTCCTGTTACACCATCATTTATTTGGTTTGAAGCAGATTGAATTAATCCTACTTTATAATAAAAATTGTTTAATCTTGTTTCTGCTGATGAAAAATGTACAAAATTATTATAATCTTCAAAATCAATACTTATATTAATTTCTTTTTTCTTTAGTAAATTTTGAACTTGGTTAAATGAACTAGTTAAATTACTACTTATTAAATTTGAATATGAAAAATTTTGTGTATTACCTCCTGTTTCACCTTTTACTTGTAAACTATAATTTGGACCTGATATATATTCAAAATCATCAGGGGTAAATTCTTGTACGGGGAATATGACTTCATATGCTTGTGGTGCTGAAAGTGATTCTACTATCCAACATTGTGATTTTGTATCTAAAACAGCAGGTAAAGCTTCATATAATTTAACTAATACAGTAGGTTCTGTTGGGTCCCCATTGTCTACTTTAATATTATTAGCTATAACAATATCTTCACCACCAAAATTTAAGTAAAAATCAACAAAGTAAGTTGAAGCATTTCTATATTGTTCAAATTCATTTACTGAACTTACTAAAGGAGAAGATAATATATCATTACTTGCTAATCTTATTTCAGTTCTATCTGAATTTATTTCTTTTATATAATATCTATTATTTTGGTTTGATCTACATCTATTTCTATAAAATTCATAATTTACATAATAAGTACCTTCAAAAAATCCTAAATTATTTAATTCCTTTTCAGGCATTAAATTAACATTTCCTTCAGTAACGGAATATGTGGTTGATATGGCAGATGTTGATGTATCAGCAGGGAATATCATTACTTGGTTAGCATCATATACACTGTATTCAATATAATCTGTTGATGATGAGAAGTTTGTATCTAATTCAAATGATGCTATTAAAGAACTATCATTTGTACTATACTCCTGCATTTGAAATGTGCCTGGATTTACCTGTCTTATTTTAGTTTCTTCTGCCATTAATTTGTTTTTGTTAACTTTTTAAATATAACATCTGTTTTAGAATAATCTACCATTAAATACCCATCTGGGTGTTTTATAGCAGCATTAGGTACTTCTTGTGCCATTACACCTTCAAATAAACCATGTCCATATTTTTCAGGTTGTTTAAAATTAAAGGTGTAGATATTAATGCCAGATTTTGATACTCCTGTTTTTCTAATATTTATTTTTAATCTTCTATCTGATGCAAAAGAAGAACCAACCCCACCACTTTGTTGAGTTGATGTTGATGTTGAACCCCCAACAGTAGCTCCTCCACCACCAACACCAATACCTCCACCACTTAATGGGTTAGGTCTTGTATTTACATTATTTGGATTTAAAGGTTGAGCAGTACTAGTTCCAGTTCCTGCATTTTGTGCTTGTGGGACAATAGAATAAGTATCACTTCCTTGTGCTATAGCATCTTTTTCTTCTTGGCTTAAATTTAATTTTTCACCTGTTATAGCTTCAATATTTATTTGTTGTTGTTCTAATAATTGTTCTCTTAATGTAGTAATTTCTTGTTGTAAAGCTTCTATTTCTTCTTCATTAGCATCAAAATCTATATATTCACCACTAGTTCTAGCTAAATATTCATGTGAATTTATATCTCCTTCTGCTGGGATAGCATAGAATAGATCATTATACATTTCAAAAAATTTAGTTACATTATCTTCAGTTAATATATCTTGTGATATAGAAGTAACTCCTAAATCAGTAAAAGTAGTATTAATAACAGAGGGATACTCTATTTTACTAAATACATTTTTTCTTAAATCTAATTTTTGTGCCATTATCCGTTAATTACTTTAAAGTAATAATCATCATTTTTTACTATTGTACTTCCACTAATTGTTGTTTGTATCAATATCTGATAGTATCTTTCGGGTTCCAAACCATTCATATAAACATCAAAATAATTACTATTAGCATCACAACTTATTTTAGTAAATTCCTTATCGAAATCTACAACAAATTCATTGGTATCCAAATCTTTTATAGCATAAAGTGAACTACTATTTAAATAATGATTAATTGTGTCTATAGAACGAGTTAAATATACTCTTGCAGGGAATTCAGGTCTTACATTTAACCTAAATCTATTTATACTTTCACTATAAAATACTCCAGGATTTGAATCTAAAGATATAAATACATCTGTTGTAGCTATTTCTGGTAGACTACCAGTTTCAAATTTTTGATCATCCCATTTTATTTCTAAACATGGAGGATATATTGTATTAGTATCTACTGAATATGATTTATAATCAGGTTGTACTGATAGATCATTATTAAATTCAATATCAGGATTATTTGATCCATCTGGGTCAGGACTATCAAGACTTGACCATTTTAATATAAATCCTTCATTTGTTATATCAACCATACCTACTGGGCCTGATACTCCCTTAGAACTAGTATACCACATTTTTACTATATCGGTAACATTTAAGTCTATATCTTTTGAAGTTCTAACATTAAAGGTTTGTTCTGCATACATTTCTAATGTTGGATCTCCTGAACTATAAAACCAAGTACCCCCTCCAGGTATTGTAGAATATGAAGCTGTAGAATATGTATTAAATACTCCTTGCTCACCCCAATTACCACCAGCAGAACCTGATGCTAATCTATTATACCAACAACAACCATTTTTGGTTTGTGGATTATTTAAAAATTGTCCCGTACCATTATTCCATGATTGTGATACTGGGTAACACTGTATAACACTAGGCATAGTTACTCCACTAGCATCTGCTATAAAAACTTTTAAACTACTTGAAAAATTCATACTACCTGTAAGTATGTAATTATCAATTACTGTATCTATATCACTTTGATCAAATTGAATTAAAGGTCTTGATACATTTGCTGATTCACTAGTAGGTGGGTTTAAGTTACTTATTTCTATTATAGAATCTAATCCTGTATTCAAACCAGGATAAGCTGAATATAATGTTGTATCTTGTAAGGGGAAAATTTTATATATTGCCATGGTTTAATTTGAGTTTGTATTAGCGTCTGGTCTAGGGTCTAAAACACTTTCTCCATTCATTACTTGTAAATATGTTCTTTGAGGAGTATAAGCTTGTATTTGTTTTGTAACTAAAGTTCCATCATCATTTTTTAAAGGAACTCCTCCAGCCGATAAAGGATTGTCAGAATTATCTCCCTTTACAGCATAAAAACCATCACTACCATCACCGGTTCTATTAGGCCCTCCTAATACTCTTGCATCTTCTAGATCTAAATTTGTTTGTCTAAATGATCTTTTTACTGGGCTATCAGGATTAGGTATACTTTCATTAGATAAATTTGTATCAAATGTTTGGGCATTTTGTCTTGGATCTTCTGGTCCTAATCCAGTCATTCCTGCATCGTATATATTTTTTATTCCTCTAGGTCTTGCCATAATATTATATATTTACTACTCTACCTGTTATATCAGTAGTTGGGTATTTAACTTCAAATATACTAGGATCAAGTGATGGATATACTGTTCCATTTTGTGTTGCTCCTACTACATCATATCCATATTTTGAATATCCTGAAGTTGTTCCTGCTACATTAGTTATTAATACTTTTTTTACTGTTTGTACTCCTGGTACTTGGTTTAAAATTAATTCTAAATTTTTAATTATAATTGGTTGATTAATTTGCCAATCATTTATATTAAAAAATTGTTGTACATTTTGATTACATTGAGTTAATACTTCATTACTATTATAATTAGGTAATGTTATTATTTCAAAATCAACCTTTATATTAATTACATAAGCATCTTTTATTTCAAGTGAATCACCTATAACTCTATATTGGTTAAGATATGTTTTTAAATTATTTTTTACACCTGTAGACGCTGTTGTTAAATAACCATTAATATCAGTACTTAAAACATACATACATAAAGTTGCTGTTGAACTAGATCCTGCTTTTGGTTTAGAAGTATAAGCTTTAGATACTACCCCAAATTTAGGAGGCATACTTAACGCTCTAATTAAATAATCATCAGCAGTAACATTTCTTAACTGTGTTGAAAAACTACTTAAAGTATTTTGTCTTATTTCTTCTGCTGAATCCCCATTATTACCTCCACTTGCTGCCTGTATATTATTTGATTGAATTGAATTAAATATATACTGAGCTGTTACAGAATTTAAATTTTGTTTAAAAAATCTTACACCTGTTGTACTAATATTTGTTAAACTATTAGCTACTACATTTGAAAATACACCACCACCAGATAAATATCTTACTGTTAGAGTAGTATTTGAAGGGGCTTGTCCATAAGTATTTGTAAATATAAAATTAGTAGGACTAAAAGCAGTAGTTAGCTTATCTTCTTCAAAAGGTAAACCTAATCCTACATTCATAGGGTTTGGAACTATTTCTTCATCTACATTTTCATTATTACCAGACCCAAATTGTAATTGTAAAGATCCAGAATTTATAAATCTGGTAGTAAATCTATTTTGTACTGATCTTAGTTTTAATATATAAGGGGCATCATCTTCAACTAAATTTTGAGGATCATTAGCATCAGTATTTCTAATACTATCATATACCATATCTTGTCCTAAGTAATCTACTTCATAATATTCATTTTGATTACTATCAAAAACATCTACTATATTTGCTATATTAGCTGCATTTATATTTACAGTAGGAAAAGGTGCATAATCACCAAAGGTAAAAGTTGTTGTTTGTATAGCACCTGATACTGCTTTTACTTTTTTACTAATTAAATAATAAGTTGGTTCTGTTCCTGATATTTGAGCCACAGTAACATTAGTAGGTGATACTGAACTTGAAAAAGTCATATCAACTATATCTTGTGTTACAAAAGTAATACTTTGATTATCTGTTGATGCTATACTTAAATTTTGTGGAAATAATAAAGCATAATCCCAATCTGGTACAAAGGCACTAGCTGATGCTACTGCTGGTAATAATTGGTAAATTGTTATATCTGTATTTGCTAAACCTGTTACTTTAGGTTTGTATGAATACATATAAGCTAATTCATATAAATTTTGTGTTTGTCTAGAATATTGTATAAAATTTTCTTGTACTTGGTTATCTACATAAAAACTTAGTACATCACCCACATAAGCTGCTTGTTCCATAAACATCATTCCTGGGGATGATGGTGAAAAATCAGTATATGATTGAGGGAAATATGTTTGAGAATAATTAATTAATTGATTTCTAAAATCAGAAAAATCTTTATTCAGATAATTTATATCTCGTTTTTTGAATGTTTGATATGCCATTAGTTAAATGTAAATTCTAGACCATCGCCTATGTTAGTATTATTGATCGAATATTTAATCTTTACAGTTATAGAATTAAAATCTTCTTGTGCTTCTATAACTATAGACTCTACAGTAACATTTGGAAATTGTAGGGAAAATTTACGTTGTAAATCTTCTCTTAAATTATCAAAAGTATCATTTTCAATCTGTTCAAAAATAAATAATCTTAAACCACCACCAAAGGTTGGGTTACCTGGTCTTTCTCCTGGGTTTGTTAAAAAATAGTTTGTTATGTTATTTCTAACTGCTGCCCTAGTTTCATAATTAGGATCAAAAACTCTTGGTAATGCCAAAGGTAAATTAACCCCAACAGCCGTTGAAGGGCTGAGATCAGAAATTGGTATTTGTATTGCTCCAAATGGCATATATTAACTTTTATTTATTTTACATTCATTAACCCCATTATTTGGTCCATTCCTACTTCTCCTTGAGGTAATTGACTATTTGGGGATGCAGTATCTGTAGATGTTACTCTTAAAGGTTGTGATATATTATTACTATTAAATGAAGCAGCAGTTTCACCTAAAATATTTGCATATGAATCTCTCATTTCTTTAGGGGATTTAGTTGGTGCTACATTAGGTTGTCTAATAGGTGCAGAAAATGTTTGATTTTCACTAACTACTTGTCTATTACCTTTAACAGCTTCTAATAAGATTTCTCTCATTTCTTCTTGAATTGCTTCTTTTACTGCTGTTTTTACTATAGTTTTTAATTCGTTTAATTTCATTATATTACTGTATTTGTTATAAATATGGGACCTAAAAGGGGTATATATATTTGTATTAAAATGCTTTTAAGTCGTTTTGTTGTATGTAAAATTTTAATTCGTTTATTAATATTTGATCATTAGCACTAAAGGATTTTTCACCTTCTAACATAATTATACCTTGCTTATTTTTAGCTACTGCGTATCTACGTTTTAAAGATCCTACTGGGTTTTTTCTATCTGTTTGTACTTCTAAAATAAACCCATTTACTAAATATGGAGGTCCTGGGTTACCATCATTTTCTTCTTCTTCTAAAGATGCTAATAAAGCATTATCTAATTCAGTTTGTGGTATAGAAGAATAATTAATAACATTTCCACTTTCATCTACAAGGGTACCACCACTTTCTTCTGCACATTTTCCTATTAATTCATCTAATAAATCAAGTAATCTAATTGCTTGTTTTAAAATTTCTCTTAAAATAATTAATGCTGCTAATATACCTATAGTTATTTGAGTAAATTGTCCTATTTTTTTAGAAATTTTATCAAGTATATCTTGAATTTTATTTATTACTGATAAAGGAATACCAAAACCTGGTGGGAAAGAAACTGGGATTGGTAATAATTTTAATACTCTTATCACAATCCTAAATGCAGATAATAAACCAGCTGCTATACCTACAAATTTAACTGCTCTGTCAATAATTTTATATATATTATTTAATTGTCTAACTAATTTATTTTTTAACTTTATCATTTGTAAAAGCCTAGGATTAGGAACACACTTAGCATCAGCTAACATATCCTTCCCTTCTGCTAATCCTTCTTGAATTTTAGACATTCCAAATTCATACAACATAGCTAATAATAAAGGTATTATTTTATCCCCTATTTTTTTAACCATTTGCATTATTTTCTTAATTAGAAAAGCTTTTGGATCTTTAGGAACTTGATTTTTAATTTGTTTAACTTGTTTAGTACCTACCGACCCATATTTTTGTTTTTCTTTTTTAAGATCTTGTAGTCTAGGTTTTAATAAAACTATAGGAATATTTTGTAAAGGTGTATTATTACCAGCTAAACATTTTACTTCTTTTCTAGAATATTTATCAAGATGGTAAGATACTTCACCCACTTTATAATTTAATGATAATTTAGATCCTGGTATTACTTCATTAGTTTCACCATTTATAGGTAATATTATATCAATAGTATACTTACCCTCTACATCAGTGTATATTTTTCTTTCAACTCCCTCAGGTGTTGGAATTTTAACTCCTTGATCATCAGTAGTAAAAGCATAATCATAATATTTTACTTCAACTTTTTCTAATGGAACTTCAGTTTCTTTTTCTCCAACTCTACCAGTTATAGTATATTTAATTTCATTTATAGTTGGGGGTTGAGGTCCTGTTACTTCAATAACAACACTAGGATCAAAAACATTATTTCCCCATAATTCATTATTATCATATATAGATTTAAAACCTTGTACGCCTCCAAAAAATTCTGGGGATGTTTGTAATTTTAATTTTATATTATCCTCACTATTTGTTAGAACTATATTAAATACTTCATTTACAGTACCCAAAGTTATTTCTTCATAAAATATTTCACCTTCAGGAGTTAATAATTGTCCTTTTGATTTTAATGCTGAAGTAAATTGGTATTTCCATCCATTAATTAAAACATAAACTGTATCTTCCCCAAATCTTCCCATTATATTGTTCTAGTTATTTGTGAAAGTAAAGGATTTGTAGTTGGATCTTGTAACATTTTCTTTAAATCTTTAATATTAGCAGCGGCATTAGTAGCTATAGGAACTATTACAGGATCAGGAGCAGATACTCCTTCATCCCATACTCTTGCAGTTGTTAAAGCTTCTGTTATATTTTCTAATTGCTGTACTAAGATTTCAAATTGTTCCATAAAAGAAGTTCCTTTTATTACAGCTTCAGTTGCATTTTTACTACCTAAATTTACTTTATTAGATGAAAAAGTAATCGCTTTTTTGCTATCCACCCCTATTTCATTTTCAGATGATAAGGAAATATCTTTAATACTACTTAATAAAATACTATCAATAGAAGAATTAAATACTAATCTACCTGATGATAAAATAATTTGATTTTTATTATATTCTCGAGGTAGTGTTGGTGGAGTTTTTAATGAATCATAAATTTCACTAGAATTTAGAATAGGAATTGTTTGTGTTGATGTTAAATATATTGATGATGGATCTTCATTTACATTTTCAATTAAAGGAATCCATCCTGCACTTCCACTTGTTGGTTGACCATTTCTTAAAATAGTTATAGGTGAACCTAAAGGGGAAATTGACCCAGATCTTGACCAATTATTTTGATAAAGTGGTGATCCTTGTGATTGGACTGTACTTCCTAATCTTATACTATTACCAAATCTACCTTCAGTTATAATGTCCCCAACAAAAGGTAATAAAGGTCTAACATTTGCTCCATTATCTATAAAAACTCCACCACTAGGATTATTTCCATTTAATGAAACTGTACTATTAGTACTATCTACTTTTGAAACATTAGATCCATCTTCTATAGATTCATATGTGATATCACTTTCTTCATTATTATTAGGTATATTTACTTTAGGAAGTGCATTTTGGTGAGGATGATTCCAAATACTCACAGGATTTAAATAATAATAAGATGTAGAATATGTATTTCCCCCAGTAGAAAGTTTTTTGGGTAATAAAAATAATACTACTATTTCATTTACTAAAGGATAATTCTTATTTGATGCTATTAAAGGAATTGCTGTGGATGATTGTGGGGTATCTGCATTTAATTTGTCTACAAATTCAAAATCTATAGTACCTAAACCATTCCAACTACCATAAGTAGCAAATTTAGGGTGTTTGTTATCTAAAACAATATCAGTTACTCTAGCAAAAATAACCCTTTCAGATAAACTTGATATTTCATTTGATAAATTTCCTGAAACATCAACTGGATTATTAATTTCATTTAATCCTGCAAATCCTCTTTTAAATGTCCCCATTTTTTTCTTCGTAATTGGTATTTAACTTATCTAACTCAGCCATTAATTCTGATTTTTCTTCCTCGGTAATACCTAATGAATCCTCATTATTACTATTACTAACTACACGCTGCACTATAGTTGCCATTTTAATTAATTGTTCATCGTTTCTAACGCCAATTTCCATATAATCCTTTATTAGTGGTACTATAAGAGTAGCATCCCCAATATCAGAAATTAATGGTTTTAATTCAGAAATTAATCCTGTAATTTGTTTTTCTTTTTTCTTTTGGTTATCATATATCTCACTTAATATATCTGAGAATTTTTTCTTACCAAATATAAGGTTATCTAATTTACTCATAATGTTTTATGATAAATATTAATGAAAAAAGGATTTAGAATTTAACCCAACCATTTTCTAAATAAAATACATATTTACTTTTAAATATATTATGTAGTTTATCTGCTATTTTAGTTATTTTTGGGGTCTTTACATCTACCATCTCTCTGATGTAAATATAAAGTGCTTTTTTATTAAATACTTCTATTGTTTCTCTTTTTCTAAATAATTCTAATATAGCATCTGCTATTTGAGCATCATTTTTTTTAGGAAATAATTCATATATATTTTCACTAGTATGAGCAACAAACAAATCTATGTATTTACTTAAATCATCTTGCAACTTACCTGAATCCATATCGTAAGTATATCCTGAACCATCCTTAGTTAAGTTATCAACAGGTACTTTCTTTATTTTTTTATTATAATTTTTAGTATTATATAATATTAACCATCTTTTAACAATAGTACCAAAATAAGAATAGGCTTTAGCTCCTTTTGTGGGGTCAAATAAATGTATTTTTGATAATAAAAAGGTTATTATTTCATGTTGTAAATGCTCTAAATTACTTACTTCTGTATGGTAAAATTTAAAGGTATGAATAATATTTTCTGTTAATTTAAAAAACGCATAATGAATTTCGTTTTGATAAATTGTGGATCTTAATTTAAAATCTTCTGTATTGTTGTAGAGTACTATAGCATTCTCCGTATCTTGAGTAAAATAATTTTTACTCTTCTTTCTTCTTTTTTTTGCCATTAGCTGTTTTTGAATTCTGATATTCCATTTTGTAGTACCTTTATTTGTTCAAAAAACCAACCAATTTCATCATCACTTTTAAACATTCCCTTCATGTCTATTTCATTAAGGCGTTTATCTGATGCTTCTAATTGTTTACTAAATTCTGTTATGTATTTGTCATATTTAACAATAATATCTTCTGATTTTTCAACCTTACGTAATAGATTAAACGTTGTATACCCTAAAACTAAAGTTAATAGGGATAATATTGAAATTATTATTATTGCTATTGTTGTCATATTATAAATTGTCTAACATATTTTTTAACCCTGCGCTTTTTATTGTATTTAAAGCTTTTGACTTTGGGTTAGATTTTTTATTTGACGACAATGTATAATTCTTTTTTGGCTTATCCAAGCTATTTTGTGTAAATTTTGGAAGCCATTCTATTTCAAACTCAATTCGTGCAGCCATCATATCAGCTTGATGTAAAATATATGGTAAAGATGTACGAGGTTTTTGTTCTGGCATGTAAGTTTTTAAATATTTTACATTTGCATCATCATATAAACCATCATGTGTTTGAATTGCTACCATTTCATTAAATGTATATGTAATACCATGCTCTTGAAGTAAAAATAATCCTCTATCTGGTACTGAGGCGAATGATAATTTTTTGTTAAACATATAATCTTCACCTAACTTATCTCTTCTCCATTGATCCGTTTGAGGTATATATGATTCATGTTCTGAATCGCCCATTTTACCTAAATCATGATTAATAGCAGAAAATACTAATTCTTCTTGAGTAAATGTAGTCATATCACAACCAAATCCTTTCCATACATCAGACATTGATAATGCTGCCTTAACTACTCGGTTAACATGATCAACATATCCACCTGGAAATGCTGAATGGTATTCTTTTTTATGTGATGCCGGCATTAGGATAATACGGTCTTCAAATTTTTTATAGAAGTCTAGTAATTTTTGTTTACGATCACCCGTAATATACTGTTCAATATTATTATTAAACTCAATCCAATTTGATTGTAATTGTTCTGCTGTCAATTTCATAACCTTTTAATTTTTATTGTTCGTTATCTATATAAGTTTCTATTTCTTTTACAAGTTCCTTACCTTTTTCTGTATTTTTGAAAAAATCCTCGTGTGAGTGATTCATCTTTACACACATTTCTAGTACTGTAAATTTGTCTTCGATTTGTTCTAATTTTTTAAGGATTAATTCCTTATTTCTGAGTGCCATATTAAATTATTTATTATTAATGTTTATTATTTTTCTATCCCCTGGGTGCCTTTGTTTCAATTCCCTATTTTTTACTAAACCTGTACATCTAAGGTACATAAGATATTTCGGGTATCCAAGTTATTTTGCAATTTTCTCTTGAAGCTTGTGAATGTGTGCACATCTTTCATATTCTTCGGTAGAAATGAAGTAATTTAAAAGTGTATTTAGTGACTTTTTTAGTAATTTTATGTTAAATGAATTTATAACTTTTATATGTTTTGGATCTTTAGGATCTATTTTAGATAAATAACTATATGCTCTATTATATACCGTAAATTCAGAAGCTTCTTTAGTAGACTCTACATCATAATCAGGATTTTCAGATTTTAGGAATTTTTCAAGTTTTCGATGAAATATATAATGATTTTGAATTAATTTTACACACATACCTATTTTAGTATAGGGGTCATCCATATTTAAAGTAAAAGTAGGCTTTACCTCCTCTTCCTTTTTACTAAATAATCCAAATATTTTGTCTTTATCTATCATCTTTTACCACCATGGTATGCTACAGCATGACCTTCATTAATCATTAAATCATTAACATTTTGATCACCCAAAAATATGTTACCTAAACATCTACCATATTTACCTACACCCTGAGAATGTAATATAAAATTATTTTGATGTTTATCCAAAAGATTCTTCAAAAATGATTTAGCAGCTAAACCTTTAGCTTTTTCTTCTAAATCTCTTGTTCTAGATTCTGGGGCATTCATGCCGACTAATCTAATTCTAATTTTTTTCCAGGTATCAAAACCTAAATCAATAGTAGCATCAATAGTATCACCATCTACTACTTTAACACACTTAGCATTGTAAATATACATAATCTATTTTGATTATAAATATTACTCTTTATCTAATTCCGCAAGTTCCTTTTCAATGTCCTTTTTCATTTCTTGGAGTTTAGCATATTCTACCTTAACATCCTGAGCTTCTTCATTATCAGGGTGAAACCTCCAATAGTCTTCTATTATAGTAATAGTAGCCATTAAGTCATTTACTAATTCAGATTTTTTATTATCTAATTCTTCTTTATTCATTTTATTTAATTTTAATTATTTATAATTTTTACCTATGTCTTTTACTGTTTTTTTCACTTCTTCTAACTCAATTTGAAAAAATTCCCTTTGGTTATTAACGCGATACTTTTTTAATGCATGATGTACTTCGCCCTCTAATAGTTCGCCGTTAAAACAACGGTATGCCCATGCTACTTCATATGGAAGTGGCACACCTGTTGCATTAGAAATTTGTTTAGCTCGCTCATCTGGTGTAAGTTTTGTATATCCTATTTTTAATAATCCTGGGGTAGCTTCATTTTTTAAAACATAAACCCATTGATCTCCTTTACCACGATTTGAAAATAAATTAAGTTTTTTTGCTGTATAATAAGTTACATCTTCCCAACCCTTTCTTTTAAGGGAGGGAGTTAATGTAAAATATTCTGCCGCTTCTACGGTCTTATTAGAATGATTGTCTTTAAGAGCAATATATTCTTTTGCTTGTTCTAATGTTATTCTTTCCATATTATGCTACTAATTCTAAAGCTTTACTAAACATCTTTTTATTTACATCCATATCTTGCTTAAAGTTTTTAATAACTCTAGCTTGACGTTTTTTTCCACCTTTAGTAATATATTCAAAATTTCCTTCTATGATATTCTCTTGAATTCTATTAAATACTTCCCATAATCCATTACCTTCATCTTTTTTACGTTGAATATTTAATACTTCTCCAATAGCTTCATCTGGGTATGTATTTTCTGTTCCATCAACTCTAATATTTAATAAATCTTTTGCTAAATTAAACATTTGTTCTTCTTCTAATTCAACAGCTTTCATTTTATTCATTGAATCAACAGTTAAAGGTAATTTTTCAACCATATCTTTAATAAGATCCTGTAAATCCTCAAATGTATAACCCATATGACGCATTTTAATATCTTCAAACTCTGTATCTGCAATTACTAATCCATTTTCACAAATCATTCTAAATAATCCCGCTGTAAATTGAAAAGCATTTTTACCATCATGAGAATTTGTCATTAATATTTGAGGAAAAACTGTATCCCCATCATCACCATTAATAACTACATCATTATTTCTAAAAACAATCATATGTTTTTGAACACCTTGTGTACTTTTAGTTCTTGCTTTAACTTCTTTAGCATCAACTGGTTTCCAACCTAATAATTCCATATCATCAATTACCTTTTCTGTTGGAATGTGTGTATATTTATCTGAAACTTCACTTGAAGGTGTCATTGTGAAAATACTTGGAGCGATTTCACTTAACTCTTTTTTATTTAAAAATTTACTTGATTCTAAATTTAACATAACCTTTATTGTTTTAATTTTGTTTTCCGGCTTTATTGCCTTATTTACCCCGTAAATATACGAAAGGTATCTCGGGTATCCAAGCTACCTGCGCATTACCTTTAATTACTATGTAAGCTCTAGCGAAATACCACCAGTACTTCTCATTCTTGATGTAGCTGAAGCTACAGTAACGGTTGGAGTAAATTTATATATAGTATTAGATCCTGATTTATTTGTACATACTACAGATGAAACATAAGAAGATGTAATTAAACCACCTGTTGGTATAAGAGTTAAATCAGCATAGGCACCAATGGCATTAGTAGGTTTACCGCTATATGAATTATTATCAGTAATAGTTTGCATTGTAAAATAACCAGAACCACTTAAAGTTAATGGTACAGTTAATTCAAAGGTATATTGTACTCCTGCTGTAAGTGTAGGGTTATATATTCCTTCTCCTGATAATTGATCTGCTGTATATGTTGCCATAATATAATTTTATTATAAATATGAAAAAAAGAGGATAAACTAATGTTTATCCCCTTAATAATTTAATGTAATTTACTATTATGCAATAATTAACTCGTAATTTACGTGGTAATTTACATATCCAAATACAATACAACTACTACCACCAATTGCTGCTCCACTAACTGGTGCATCAAAGTGAACTGTACGTGCTGTTGCAGAATAAAGTTCTGCTGCATCTACTGGTAAAAGTATGTTTCCAGTTGAAACTACTTTAGTAGATAAACAAGCGTCTGCTACTCTTCCAGCAGCAACCGAATTTCCTGAAGCTGCCATTATTCCTCCTGCTAAATCACCTAATCCATCAGCAGAACCAAAAGCTGCATTAACAACACATCCTGTTGCTCCTGTTAGTGCTGTTTGGAATACCATTCCAAAATTAGTTATTGTTGCGTGAGCAGGAATTGAAATTGTTCCTTTGTTACTACTAATTCCACCTGCTGGTGTTATAGTAATAAGTGCTGTTTCTGATGCCCCTACTATTCCAGAACCTTCGATAACGTAAGTTCCTTTTAATGTTTGCTGTCTTGTTAGGTCTTCTAACATAAGTGTACTATCCATCAAATCCACCGCATTAAATCTTCCTTGATCCCAAGGAGCATTACCGAGTGCATTGTTTTGGATAAAATCCTTTAATCGTGTGTAAGATTTTAATGCCATTTTTTTTAATATTTTATTTAATTAATTAATTTTAATATAAACAGCACCTTGCTATTTACATTGATTGATATATCATTTATACATATGGGAAAAAGCTCGAAAGACCTTCTCTCTTCACAATATTGCATAAGTCTATACGTATATATACAACATGTTAAAAATAATTTGGAGTCCACAATAAGGATTCGTATATTAGATGTATGACAGAAGCAAAACCTCTAGGGCTTATTACATTAATTAGTGATCATTTATCACATTATATAAGTACACCTAAATTATTAGTAGTATATGGTACATCATGGTGTAAAGCTTGTGAAAAAATTAAACCACAATTAAAAGAATTAGGTAACGACATTAATGTGGTTATTGTTGATACAGAAAAACATTTAAAATCAAATAGATTTTACCCATCAAAAATAAAATCATATCCAACTCTAGCATATTATGAAAATGGATATTATATAGATGATATTAAAGGTTTAACAAATATAAAACAAGAAATTAACGAATTAAATTAATTATGGAAATATTTTTATTTATACTATCATTTATTACTGGCGGAATTGTCTTCACCACAATATACATCACCACTCTCACCTCTAAATTAAATAAGAGGGTTACACTTATGGATGAAACAATGGAAAAGGGCTATAATCTGATAGATTTTGAAATTGAAAAGCTAGAATTAGATGCTAAGGATGTAAAATCAAATGTAAAAAGTATTCAAATAAAACTGGCTGAGGATGGATATGCAAAGATATCTGAAATTAATAAAGATATACTAGTTATAAAAGATCAAATGAAAACTATAAGCGAGGGAGTAAGTCTAGACAAAGCAACATATAATGGGGAGATAAGGAGGTTAAATGGTATGATTCAGAATACAAAGAAGATGATTAATACGGTGAGGGATGATCCTAATACATTAAGTAGATACTAAAGAAATATGAAGAAATATATAATTGAATATAAAAATATAGATGGTACGGTGGGTGAGGTTGAAATATCAACTGATGATATAACCAAAACACTTGAACAATACGCAAGGAATAGGTCAATCCTAGAATATACAAGAGTAGAGGTTATTGATAAACCTAAAACTCGTATGTTTCATAATTAAAGTTGTGCTAAACCAAAAACAACTACCATTATAGTAAAATATAATAGTGCTACTGCTGGTTCTTTGTTTTCTTTTTCCATGGTCATAGATACATAACCATACTATATTATATGCCAATTTAATATTACTGAATTATTAAGTGGTCTATATCAATATATATCTTATCGATAGCAAAAATTTTATTAAAAGAAAAAATCACACACCGGGCATTTTTATCCATAATGGGTTAAAATATAAGTATATACAATCGATGGGGTAGGTCCGTTTTCGAGTTATAAATGGCGCTACACCCTTATTTTAATATATACACGCTATATGGACACCAACGCGTGTGGGTATTATGCGATATATATGCGTACGGTATATGGTAGGTAGGTAGTA